GTGATTCCGCATTCGTTCCTGCAGGATTTGCTGAACCGCGTCGATATCGTCGACGTGGTGGGCCGGTACGTGCAGCTCAAGAAGGGCGGCGCCAATTTCATGGGGCTGTGCCCGTTCCACAACGAGAAGAGCCCGTCGTTCACCGTCAGTCCGACCAAGCAGTTCTATCACTGCTTCGGCTGCGGCGCCCACGGCACGGCGATCGGTTTCCTGATGGAGCATGCGGGGCTGTCGTTCCCGGAAGCCGTGCAGGAGCTCGCGCAGTCGGTCGGCCTGACCGTGCCGCACGAACCGTCGCCGATGCGTGGCGGCGGTGGGGGCGGCGGCGACTACCCGTCGCAGCCGGCCGTATCGAAATCGGTGGCGACCGCGCTCTCCGACGTGATGGCCGCCGCGTGCGACTACTACCGCAAGCAGCTGCGCGGCGCGCCCGCGGCGATCCAGTATCTGAAGAAACGGGGGCTGACCGGCGAGGTCGCGGCCCGGTTCGGCCTCGGCTATGCGCCGGACGGCTGGCAGAACCTCGAGGCGGCGTTCCCCGACTATCGGGACGATGCGCTGGTCGAGTCCGGGCTCGTGATCGTCAGCGAGAAGACCGACGCGCAGGGCGTCGCGCGGCGCTACGACCGCTTCCGCGAACGGATCATGTTCCCGATCCGCAACGTGAAGGGGCAGGTGATCGGCTTCGGCGGCCGCGTGCTCGGCAGCGGCGAGCCCAAGTATTTGAATTCGCCCGAAACGCCGCTATTTAACAAGGGCAGCGAGCTGTACGGGCTGTTCGAGGCGCGGCTCGCGATCCGCGAGCGCAAGTACGTGCTCGTCGTCGAAGGCTACATGGACGTCGTCGCGCTCGCGCAGCTCGGCTTTCCGAACGCGGTCGCGACGCTCGGCACCGCATGCACGCCGATTCACGTGCAAAAGCTGATGCGGCAGACCGACACGGTGATCTTCAGCTTCGACGGCGACGCGGCCGGGCGCCGCGCAGCGCGGCGGGCGCTCGAGGCATGCCTGCCGCACGCGGCGGACAACCGGACGATCCGGTTCCTTTTTCTGCCGACCGAGCACGACCCGGACAGCTACGTGCGCGAATTCGGCGCGGACGCGTTTTCCGAGCAGGTCGAGCGGGCGATGCCGCTGTCGCAGTTCCTGCTGAACGAGGCGATCGCCGGCAAGGCGCTCGACCAGCCGGAAGGCCGCGCGAAGGCGCTGTTCGATGCGAAGCCGCTGCTGCAGGCGCTGCCCGCGAATGCGTTGCGCGCGCAGATCATGCACATGTTCGCGGACCGGCTCGACATTCCGTTCGAGGAGGTCGCGGGGCTGTCGGACGTCGATACGCGGCTCGCTGCGCCGCCGCGCCAGGCGCCCGCGCGCAGCGATCGGCGCCGCGTGACGGACAACGAGAAGCGCGCGTTGCGCAACCTCGTGATGCATCCGCGCGTCGCCGTGCAGCTCGACGACGAGCAGGTTGCGACGCTGCGGGCGCTGCCGCGCATCGGCGAGCTGTTCGGCGAAGTCGTCGACCATGCGCGTGCGCTGGGCGACGGGGCGGAGTTCAGATTGTTGTCGGATGTGCTGAGGACATCCTCGAACGCGGCGACTTACGAGGAAATCTTCCGCGAAATTCTGGACTATGATGAAAACGTCCGCGATCTGCTGTTACAGAATCCGGACGACGAGACGGTGCCCGAGCGGCAGCGTGAGCAGGAACGGATCGCGGGGGAGGAGCTTCAGGCGGCTGTGCTCAAGATGCGCTACGACGCATGTTGCGACCGGCTCGACCGGCTTTCGCGGCAATCCACCTTCACACCCGAGGAGCTGGCTGAATTGACGGAATTGAACCAGCAGCGGGCCGACATGAAGCGTCGGCTCGGGCTGTAGGCGGCCGGGGCGCCAAGAGAGGGCTCCCCAGCGTGCTATAATATAAGGTTTCCAGCGGTTTGTTTTCTAAGCAGAGGCGAGATTCGCGATGGCAAAGACGACAGGCGGAAAGAAAGCAGCAGGCAAGGGCTCGACGGAGCCGACCAAGAAGGTCACAGCGGCCAAGTCTGCTTCTTCCGCCAGGACGGTGTCTTCCGCCACGACGGCCACAGCAAGAAGAAAAACCGCGGCCGGCACCGCTCAGGCTGCGCCGGCGCAGGCAGCCAGAACACGGGCTGCCGCCAGACCCGACTCCGGGCCGGCCAAGCCGGTGGCGAAGCGGGCAAGTGCGAAAAGCGCAAGGGACGCGGCTGCCGCGGCGGACGAAACGGCAGTACGTAATACTCATGCACCCACGGTTCAACCGGCTGTCGTCCAGCAGCCGCGAGTCGATTTAGCCGGTACGGCGAACTCCATGACGAAAAAGCTGAACGAAGTATCCGTCGATGACGACGCAAATCAGAGCGACGAGCAGCCGGCTGCGGCTGCCGCTGGCAAATCCAAGGTGCGCGATCGCCGCGCCAAGGAGAAGGCGCTGCTGAAGGAAGCGTTCGCGACGAGCACGCCCGGCACGGCCGAGGAGCTCGAAGAGCGTCGCGTGAAGCTGCGCGCGCTCATCAAGCTCGGCAAGGAGCGCGGCTTCCTCACGTATGCCGAAATCAACGACCACCTGCCGGACAACTTCACCGAGACCGAAGCCCTCGAAGGCATCATCGGCACGTTCAACGACATGGGCGTGGCGGTCTACGAGCAGGCGCCGGACGCGGAAACGCTGCTCTTGAACGACAACGCGCCGGCGGCGTCGTCGGACGATGAAGTCGAAGAGGAGGCGGAAGTTGCGCTGTCCACCGTCGATTCCGAATTCGGCCGCACGACCGATCCGGTCCGGATGTACATGCGCGAAATGGGCACGGTCGAGCTGCTCACGCGCGAAGGCGAAATCGAGATCGCGAAGCGGATCGAGGACGGCCTGCGCCACATGGTGATGGCGATTTCCGCGTGCCCGACGACGATCGCCGACATCCTCGCGATGGCCGAGCGCGTCGCGAACGAAGAGAGTCGTATCGACGAGCTCGTCGACGGCCTGCTCGACCCGAATGCGTCGGACACCGACACCGACGGCTTCTCCGCGAAGGCGGCGGAAGAGATCGAGAACGAGGACGACGAAGCCGAAGAGGAAGAGGAAGAAGAGGAAGAGGAGGACGATGACGGCGCCGCGCAGGCGACCGCCAACGCCGCCCAGCTCGAAGCCCTCAAGCGCGCATCGCTCGAGAAGTTCGCGCAGATCAGCGAATGGTTCGACAAGATGCGCCGCGCGTTCGAGAAGGAAGGCTACAAGTCGAAGTCCTACCTGAAGGCGCAGGAAACGATCCAGTCCGAGCTGATGACGATCCGCTTCACCGCGCGTACCGTCGAGCGCCTGTGCGACACGTTGCGTGCGCAAGTGGACGAGGTGCGTCAGGTCGAGCGTCAGATCCTGCACATCGTCGTCGACAAGTGCGGGATGCCGCGTTCGGAATTCATCGCGCGCTTCCCCGGTAGCGAGACGGATCTCGACTGGGCCGAGAAGGTTGCAGCCGAAGGGCATTCGTACAGCGCGGTGCTGTCGCGCAACATCCCGGCGATCCGCGAACAGCAGCAGCGCCTGCTCGACCTGCAGGCGCGCGTCGTGCTGCCGCTGAAGGACCTGAAGGAAACCAACCGCCAGATGGCGGCGGGCGAACTGAAGGCGCGTCAGGCGAAGCGCGAGATGACCGAGGCGAACCTGCGTCTCGTGATCTCGATCGCGAAGAAGTACACGAACCGCGGCCTGCAGTTCCTGGACCTGATCCAGGAAGGCAACATCGGCCTGATGAAGGCGGTGGACAAGTTCGAATACCGTCGCGGCTACAAGTTCTCGACGTATGCGACGTGGTGGATCCGCCAGGCCATCACGCGTTCGATCGCGGACCAGGCGCGCACGATCCGGATTCCGGTTCACATGATCGAGACGATCAACAAGATGAACCGCATCTCGCGGCAGATCCTGCAGGAGACCGGTCTCGAGCCGGATCCGGCAACGCTCGCCGAGAAGATGGAAATGCCGGAAGACAAGATCCGCAAGATCATGAAGATCGCGAAGGAGCCGATCTCGATGGAAACGCCGATCGGTGACGACGACGATTCCCATCTCGGCGACTTCATCGAGGACAACAACACGGTCGCGCCGGCGGATGCCGCGCTGCATGCGAGCATGCGCGACGTCGTGAAGGACGTGCTCGATTCGCTGACGCCGCGCGAGGCGAAGGTGCTGCGGATGCGTTTCGGTATCGAGATGAGCACCGATCACACGCTCGAGGAAGTCGGCAAGCAGTTCGACGTCACGCGTGAGCGGATCCGTCAGATCGAGGCGAAGGCGCTGCGCAAGCTGCGCCACCCGAGCCGTTCCGACAAGCTGAAGTCGTTCCTCGAAGGGAACTGATCTCCGGCGCTTCCCCTCTGAACGCCACCGGTATCGATACGGTACCGGTGGCGTTTGTCCCTTTTATTGATACAATGCCGGCCCGGCGTCTTCGCCCGGGTGGCGTGCAGCACGCTTCGCTTCTCTTCTCATCAGGGCCTGTAGCTCAGCGGTTAGAGCAGTCGACTCATAATCGATTGGTCGCGGGTTCGAACCCCGCCGGGCCCACCACTCTTTTCCCTTTTGAATCAACGGCCTAGCCGTTTTCGGCGCGATTCTGGGGAGGTTGCAGGGAAGAAATGGTGCTTTCCAGTCGCGCCATTTCAATGACGTTCTGGTTCCCGTCGATCCACTTCGAGTAGGTGGTCAGGAACATCTCGACGCTATGGCCCAGCTGTTTCGCGCAGAATGCCGGCGTCATCCCCACCATCAGCATTGCGGTCGCGTAGCTATGCCGCATGTTATACGGGCGCCTGTAGCGGATCCCGAGCCTTCTCAACATCGGTTCCCAGTACGTGCGGCGGAACGCGTCCTCGTCGTGCCATACCTCGTTGTAGCGGGGATCGAGAAACACGCGGCCATTCGACATTTGCGTGAACGCTCGCTGACGTTGCAACGCTGCCATCGCTCGGCTGTTCAGATGGACCAGCCGCGCGACCTTCGTTTTCGTTCGATCCAGCTGCTCGCCGCGGACATAGGCTTTCGCGACGAGCATCGTGGCGCTAGCCAAATCAATCTGGGGCCATTCGAGCCCATAGATTTCGGATGTCCGCAGGCCGGTCCAGAACCAAAACTCGGCCAGGTTATGCACCTGGCCGGGATATGCGCGCTCGGCCTCGGCGATAATCCGGTCGGATTCCTCTCTTGCGAATGGATCGGGAGGGGGCTTCTGGTGCTTCGCGCGCGGCACAGCGTCGGCCGGGCTCTCCTTAATGAACTTGTCCTTGACTGCAAGCGATAGCGCCGCTCGAAGGACAGAAAGGTAGTTGTTGACGGTCTTGCCGCTCAGGTCCGGGCGATTCGCAATTGCGGTCTGAATTTGAATTGCCTTCAACGATCGTATCGAGACGCTTCCTGTCGGTTTCGACTGGGCCTCGTCGCATGCGGTTTCTTTCCAGAACTTGATTGCCGTGGCATAACCGTCGCGCGTTGATCGCTCGATTCGCTGGGCTGCCAGCCACTTGTCCAACCAGTCCCCGAGCAGCAGGGAAGTCGCGTCTCCTTCGGACGGAAAGTACTCGGACATGACAAATGTGCCGTGACGAATTCGATCGCGAATTTCTGCCGCCATTCGCCGCGCATACTTTACGTTCGCTGGAGTGGGCAGCATCGCCTTCCCGTCAATTTTCAGGGTCTTGCGCATCTCTTGACCATCAAGCACAAATGCCAAGCGGATTGATTTCTCGCGAACTTCTACGCCATCGCCTTTTCGACCCATTGTTGGTATCCCTTTATTGAAATGAAAATTCCGCCATCCGGCGAGCGGCGAAACTCGCGACCCTCAAGCCATTTTCCGTCCTCGATTTTTCGACGGATGGCTTTCTCGGTCAGGCCTGTAATCGTCGCGGCAAGACCAACCGTGACGTAAGGTGCGGGTGAAATTAGAGTCGGTGAGTGGCTCATGCTAGGATTTCTCCTTCCAAAATTGCGCCGAGATCGAATCGTGAATCAGCCGACAACCATCGATGTGCAGTTTGCGGACGACAAGCGGTTCGCGGAGATACTTCAAGCGATGGGGGAAATATGGCTTGTCGCGCGTGTCAGTCGCTTCATGGGCGCCCGCTTTCATGTGATCCCCATCCAGCGCTGAGTCGTAGCGACGAGGAGCAACGGATTACAGCGATTCTGTTGGACGTGGGTCTGAATGCCGTTCCAGCAAGTTACGATGCGAAGCTTGTGGGGACTTGTTTGGCAAGGTTTGCCCGGGGACGACGATTACAAATTCTGGGTTGTTCCGGATGCCAAGCACGTGGAGTGATTTTTCCGGTTCTGGGAAGCGCTACAATCACTGTGCCAATACTGGCGACCACTTACGGGGTTAATCATGGCGATGAATCCGAAGCAGACGTCGAAGAAGGTGGCAACAACCGCAAGCCAGCAGCTGAAAAGCAAGAGTACTGGCGCCAAGGCAAAACAGACCGCCGCAAGCGCGCTAGCTCAAGCTCCGCTTAAGAAGTCGACAGCTAAGACTCGCGGATAACATGATTCGCGGCGGGGGCGACTCGCCCCCGTTTTTCATGTTCGAACCCATCCCGTCGACGTCGAGCGAATCTTCCCAGCCTTGCGCAGCGCCTGCAGGCGCCGATCGACGATGCGCCACGCCACGACATCGCCGTGGGTCCTCGGCGTTGATTCCTCCTTTGCAATCCGTTCGCTCTCCGTTTTTACCGTTCCGGTATTGATGGTCGCGAATTTCTTGACGGTGACGTCGATCGCTTCAAGGATCAGGGTGTCGAGTTTTTGATATTTGCTCATTGGCGTTCTCCTGCGCGGGCGGCGATCAGATTGACAAGCGCTGTCGCGGCATCAAGGGCCTCGACGGGCAGCGCGATCCCATGTGCTTCGCATGCGCTGACGACTTCGTCGTCTGTCACCTCGGGGCGCAGCAAAGGAAATGCTGCGACGTTACCGGGCAGTTCCGGATAGAGGGACGCGCGGAGCCGCACCGGCAGCGCGCCCGCGCGGATGGCGAACACTTCGATGTCGGTCAGCATCGGCTCACTCCTGCGCAGGCGTAGGCGATGCCGGCGAGCCAAAGTTGCCAGCTGGGCCCGCGAGCCTCGATCACGGATTCGGCGAACCGACGCGGGGCGTCCGGATCGACCGCGCGGTTCTCGGGCGGAAACGTCTGCACATACGCTTCGATGAATGCCGCCCGCTCGTCCGCCGGCGCTGCTGCGGACTGTGATGCCTCGGCGGCTTCTTCCTGCCGGTCGAGAAAGGCCGCCATGTCGTCGTAATCGGTGTTGTCCCACACCGCGCCGATACCGCCGCATTCGGCGCAGCCCGCGCCGAGGTCGCATTGAAGGACTTCGCTATATGGGTATTCGCCAACGGGATGACCGTCCTCGGACTCGTGACAGCCTGAACAGGTGCGCCAGAAGCCGCCGCCTGATTCCAACGTCTCTTTCACGCGAGACAGTTCGATGGCCGGCGCTGCTGCGGGCTGCTCGATAGGGTATCCGCCGAACGCATGCGCGATGAACTCGGTCAGGATGAAGCGATCGTCGGCGTTCGGCTCGCGCGAATCGTTGTTGTCGCCGACGATTTCGAATGTCTCGATTGCGGCGAGGGCGTCCTGCGCCATCAGCTGTGCGGGCTGCTCGACAGGGGATGCGGCGAGACTGGCGCGCATATTCCAGAGTTTCACTGCCGACGCGCGCATTACCTCGCGCGTTCCGCCGGTGCCGCTGACGCTGCAACACCAGTTCACGCAGGCGATGATCGGGTGCCACGATGCTCCTTTCCCGCGTGCGCTGGTCGTCGCATCGGCGCCGCAGAACGGGCAAGGCAACAGGTCCGTCAGCGCATCAGCGCGGCTCTTTTCGTCGCTGAATTTCGAACTCGTCTCATTGCCCGTGCCTTCCGGCTGCTCGACAATGGCTTCGGCAGTAGCGGTGACCTCCATATCCGTTGCTGCTGTTGTAGTCGCTGCCTCGCTTGCCTGTTCGGGAGCGGGGCACTTTTCGTTTTCGGTGGTCATGGTGTGGTCCTCAGGTGGTCAGGATTTCGCGAGCGGCGAGGATGAATTGCGTCGCCGCTTCGGCGTTGATCGCGTTGCCGTAGGCGCGCAGTCGTCCCACTCGCGAGGGAGCCCCATCAGCCAGCGGGAATGTGCCGGGTTCAACTGGCCGCCACTTCCCATCCCGGCAGAGGAGCCAATCAGCAGCTCGCCAGAAGCCGTTAGGCGGGCCGGCTGGCTCGATTCGCTCGAAGCCGTCAGCCAGTGATGAGCCGCTGCGTCCAGTCGCATGCCCTTCTTGCCGCCGCCCCGTTCCGCGTACGGTTTCGAGGGAGCCCCCTTGAAATCCGTCGTCGTCGGCGTTGGCCAACCCGCGAGCACTGCCGCGTGATTGAGCGTGACGTTTGTGGTCGTGAATTCGCGTGCCGGCTTGCGCAGCGCGTCCGTGCTGGTGGTCGTCGGCCAGCCTGCAAATTGCGCTACGTGATTCAGGCTCACGGCGACCTTCCGGCCGTCCGGCGTGCGGCCTGTCGCGCTCAGCCCCACGAATGACTGCGAGCCCTCGGCGTTTCCGACGGTCGGTGTAGGCCATCCAGTACGCGCGGTCTCGGATGTGCGGGGAACCGACGCCCGCAGACGGAAACGGGACACACCCGAAGGCGTAGTCCAGCGCTTCCACGTCAGCGTGTACAAGATCGATCCAAGGCTCGACAGCCGAGCTCGCAACCTGTTCTCCAAAGACGACTGGAGGGCGGCGCTCGCCGATGAGCCAGTACCACGCAGGCCATAGGTGCCGCTCGTCCTCAAATCCAAGTCCCTTGCCTGCCGCGGAGAAAGGTTGGCACGGACAGGAACCGGTCCAAACAGGTCGATCATCGGGCCAGCCGGCGCGTCGGAGGGCATACGACCAGACTGCAACCCCAGCGAACATGTGTACTTGAGAGAATTCACGTAGGTCATCGGGCGTGACTTCCAAAATTGATCGTTCATCCACCACACCAGGAGCAACCAGTCCTGATGTGATTAAATTTCGTATCCACGCTGCTGCGTATGGATCCCATTCGTTGTAATACGCCCATCTCTTCATCGATCAACCTTCTTTCGTATGGATTTGTCTTTTCCTATCCAGTCCTGTGTTCATTGCGGAGTAGCGTTGCCTCCATCGCATTCGCATCGGAAGTACTGCTCGGCCAAATGCAAGGCTGCCTACCGAAAGACTCACGGGGGCGGGTCGAGGTCGGATGGGCACATCTGTCGGGTATGCGGGAAACACTTTCCGATTGGCCCAGGTCAGCACAACAAGTGGCTGTGTTCTGATGAGTGCCGCCGTGCAAGTAATGCGAAATCGGTGCGTGAGTTTCATAGTCGTCGCCCGATGATGGAGGCGATCTACCGTCAGAGAACAAAAGAGAAGCTTCCTCCTGACTCGCAGAACCAACGCTTCTACCGGCTAAATCCGAATGCTCCGCGTGCATGCGAGGCGTGTGGTGAGGCTCGTGTCACAGAGATCGCACATAGACCTGGGCATGAAAGGCTTGGTCAACGAAGGTCGGCGGTGAACATGGTTTGGCCAGATAAGGTCTGGGTTCTCTGCCCGACGTGTCATCGATTGCTTGATCGGATGAACTACTCGCCGGAGGAGCTTGGCCTCAAATAGAAGAAGCGTTGCGTTCATCTTTGGGCAGTCGAGGGCCGTGCCGCTTTATCGAGTCCGCGCATGTATCGTTAATTAAAAAAAAGCGGGCGCCATACAGGCCGCCCACAAGAAAAAGCCACGCATCCGAGGCACCGGAATTTGCGTGGCTATGGGGATAGGGTGTCGTGCTAGGATTCGCACCAAAACACATGGGGGTGCGATGAAGGACTGGAAATCATTGGTGGCCGTGCTTGCCGGGGTCGCGGCCGTGATTGTCATTTCGATTTTTGGAGCTACATCTGCCGGTACGCAGCCGTATAAGGCTGACTACATGGCAACTTGGATGCAGGCGATTGGGTCGATCGCAGCAATTCTCGGTGCCATTTGGGTGTCGCGAGATGAGCGCCGACATGCAAGGCAATTGCGAGATGAGGATCAGCAACGGGCTCGTCGCCGGTTGACTACTGACGTATTGGCGATCGCTGCCGATACGGTAAGCTTCTTAGAGCGTGCCCAAGGCATTCAGAGCAGAAAACAGCCCGGAGAAGTCGGGTACAACGAGACGGAACTATCAGATATTCTTGAGCGAATTGCTGTCGCGCGCGCCGCAGACTCGGGAATGAAGCGCTGGTCACAGCTTTCCGTATTGCGAATTCAACTCTTGCGCGGCGTTGAGATCTTGCGAGTGACCAGTGTGAGAACAATTTGCACTGGCGGAGGCCTGCACGAGTGTTGCAATACCGCGAAGCACATCTATAAGAATCTCTTGGTCGAGCAGGGCACGCAGCAGTGGGACGAGTAGTGTTACGCGGGGAACTGCGCTCGATGTACTGTAGCCGTTGACTCTATCTTCTCCGCGCGCACTTGAAAGATCGCCTGCGGACAGAGAAATGGCGCGACTGCGCCGATCCCGACCTTCACCAAGGCCAGTTCAGTACCCCCGCACTAGGCAACACACAGGACCTGACGCAGCCGATAGCGATGCCGTACTCGGCGGCGACGGCGTTTCACTCGACGACATGCTTACCGGTCCGCGTGCCACGGAACTTTGTTCCCGTGTCTGAAATTGGACGAGCGACACTAGCGCGCGTGGCACACCGAACCTAGCCTACATCATGATGTTCACCGCCAAAGGGAGGTTGTTATGTCATCGTTGATGAGGAAGAAGTTGATCTGGGCCGAAGTTCTGAAGATGGCGAAGTCGAGAACGCCGTTTTACATCCACGCCGTAATGGGTCCTGATGCGGGATCGTTCGATCCAGCGACCGGGACTCTCACACCGCAAGGAACAACAAACCCTGGTACTTTGGACAACGGCAAGATCTATGTCTTGCTCGTGTCGAATTCAGCGGATCTGAACTACGTAACCACGGCATATCCGGCGTCAATGTATGTCATCTTTCCAAAAGGTTCTGATACGTTCAACGAGTTCACGTTTTGGAACGGCGACTACATTAATTCCACCGGATCGATTGCGCCGAGTTCGTCTGACGCCTACGTGTATTTCGACAATCAGAAGGAAGTCGAAATCAAATGACGGCTTCCGTTCCCTCTTTCTCACGAACTCGCAAGGCACGGTGCGGTTGTGCTGGATTGACGACGCGGCTGCCGTGCCCAGCCTGCACGCCATAGACGCTGACGACATGAGCGACCTCATCCCATTGCTGCACGGTGGCGAGAACGAGCACGACGCCGATGAACACGGCGAAGCTCTTGAGCCACAGAATCAGCAGGGCTTTCACGACCACACTCCCATCAGGCGCTCGATCGGGGGAGCGACGGCGCCGGCAAGCAGGTAGAGGCCGGCGATTACACAGAGCGGAATCCAATCTCGATTCATGGTTATCTCTCATTGAGTGATTGCCCGCAGGGCGGGCGCGGTTGGTCAGTCGTCTGCCCCGTCATCAAGCACACGGGCGTCGTGACCCTTGCCGAGCTCCCGTTCGGCGATGGCCTCGGCAAATTGCCGTGTGGTAAAGCTGGCGGCGTCGAACATATCCGGGGTCCAGCTCTTCTCGTCTTCTGCCAGAAACTCCCGCGAGGCGAGGCGGTAAATATAGAAAGCCATCGTCGTTCTCCTGTAGCGGGAGCGGTTGTCAGGCGACGCGCTCGGCACGTTCGAAATACCAGCCCGAGGCGTCCATTGTTGCGGATGCGGCGTTGATCGCTTCTTGACGGCTTTCGCTGCCAACGCGGACGGTGCGGCGCTCGCCCGTTTCGTTTCGGCAGTACGTCACGTCCCATTGCGGCTGGATGTACGGTTGCATCATCGTTCCCCTTCGTGTTGCGTTGGTCTGCCATATAATTAGGAATACGAAAGTAAAACAACGCTCAACGAACGGCACTGGCGATCAATGCCGTCCGATCAACGCTGTCGAAACTCTCAAGGGCGCGCACTCAGCATGGTGCTGCTGCAGTAGGTTGGTCGGTGCGGTCTGGCCGCGGCCGAATGCGCGCTCTTGAAAGTTGATCGGTGTCGGGCGCTACCCCGTTTCTCGGCTACACCGTTGAGCCGGCCGGTTGCTCCCTTGCGGGTCCCGGCGCACTAGCACTCTTAAAGATCGATCCGCCTGGGGCGGTGGCGCAGCGATCTGTGCTGCGTTGAGTTGAACTATACGCGAATGAATGGAAATGGCAAGAAAAATCTAGTCACGAATGAATGGTTTGTTGTGGTAATGGGAGGGGGCGACATGCTTACGCCACACCTACACATTGCTTTCTGAAGTGGCGCCGGCGAATCCCGCGCCGAAGAAAGTCGGGGCGCACTAGAGAGACCGGAAGATGAAGAAATACGGGATCGCGATCGCGGTTATCGCGGGGGGGCATGCTTACTGCATGTGGCGATAAGGAAGGTGATTTGATGAAGCGGGCGCTGCGAGAGAGGGACGTTCGGGCTATTACTCTGTGCCAAGACTATGCTCGGTCCAAAGCCACCCATCCAAGCACGGTCGATTCTTCTATCTATCGTGGGGGCGAGGGTTGCCGAGCAGTCGGACGGCAGTGTGATCGCTGCCTCAACCTTCACAGCGAAAAACGGGCTTGGCCTTGAGTTGAAGTACGAGGTGGCCTGCCAGGTCAATGGAAGCGGCTCGTCGAAGCGGGCGTTCGCGAGGCTCGCGACTAAGGTGTCGTCGGATCGCCTATGCTTTGACTCTCACCGCGAGCGAGCCATGAAGCCCTGCGACGTGATCACAATCTTCGAGCGGTTGAAAGCAGAAGGAAGGGCGGCGGTTGACCTGGAAGATACCTGCGCTGGGTTTGCGGGATGGCTTGCCGAAGCATGGGATCGTCTCGACGACGATGAAATCGCGCTGCTGTCGTCGGTGAAAGCAACGCTTTGGAGGGGGATTCGATCGCTGGAAACGAAAAGCCCCGCTAGTGAGCAGGGCGTGAAGTGAACGCTTGTCTTGAGCTTACTTTGGAGGATCAATCTGATCGGGAGGATTGAGTGCGTCTAGACGGTCTACGCGTGTTAGCTGATATTTTGCGAGCCCGTTCCCTACGCGAGTGACGTGGATTGTCGCAATGAATCGCGAGCCCCACTGACCTAAGACCCTCCCCGGTTCTTCAATCTGCGGGCCAATGGTGCCATAAATTAGTACCTCCTCACCATCCGGCCTAAACTCGAACTGCCTACGGCCAGGCATCGAACCTGTCATTGTTCCCGGCTTTCGGATTATTTCCTCGTGTATGTTGTCTTCGCTTAATCTGGCAAGACTTGTTTCAATTTGCTCAATGTTGGAGAAGAAGAAACGTTGTCCATTTCGTTCAATTGCACATGTTGCCTCGGAATCCGATAGAACCTTAAGGAATGCTTTAACTTTCTCTACCGCGCGAGGATCCGTATTTTGAAGATTTTCCGCAAGTACTTCGTCTGATTCTGTTGTACTCTCAAGCAGCTTCTGAGTTCGCTCAAGTGCAACATCGACAGCGCTACGCTGGTCATCGAGTAGCGGCAGTACGGCCATTTCCTCAAACTCGAACCCAAATGACCCGATGGCAGTTCCGGTAATTAGCAGCCGATTCTGTTCTCGATTTGGGATCGGGCCCATTGCATTCAATGGGCGATCTATCGATGCGGCAACAGTGGAAACGGCATCGGAAAATGCCTTCGTGACTGCGGCGCCGAAGTCTGCCATCACCCCGTGAGTTCCAAGGACCGGTTTTCCACGAAATGTAACAATTGCTTTCGCTGGTTCACGAGCATCTTCGGGTGCAGCGACAAGTTGCTCGCGCACCTCGTTAAGGCGGGATTCGAGACTAAGGCGCGTAAGGCCGGCGTCTTGCCCGATTTCACGCAATTGCTCTTCGAGAAATGTAACTTCTGCTTCGAGGTGCGATCGTTCGAGGCGATTCATGGATTGCCTCCTAACGCTTGGTTCTGCTGGGCGAGCCGATTGCGCGCTTCGGCTAGTCGAGTCGCGGCTGCGGCATCATGCTGATCATCGAGATCAACTTGTAAAAATCCCTTCCACAGGGTGTTCCGTCGGTGCGACCACATGCTGTACCAGTACGCTGTAATGGTGACCAACTTCTCCGCCACAGTGCGGTGCAAGTCTACCCAATAATGGTCAACCCTTCTATGTTGTTTGACCCACGCCTGCTGTAAAAGATTCGGAGCGAGATTCTGAGCATTGTTGTGCTCGTCCCTGACGAATGTGACGACATCGACATCGTTCGGAGCTCGGCCTTCCAAGACTTCGACGTGTTCTGAGAAGCTACCGTTTACCCACTGAAATCCGTTGCGGAGCCCCGCGGCGTGGAGTTCGGATCGCAGCGTAAGATAACCGTCAAGGATGTCGCACCGTTCGGTGCTGGTCGCGAAATGCGAGACAAGCGCGTCCACGGTTACGTCATACGGCGACCGATCGACGCCGGCTGGATTGCGGGCATTGATGGGCGGCAGTACCTGATATTGGTTCCAAGGTGGCACTACTACGGGCGGCATTGTTTTTGGTCTCTCTCGATGCCGCGATCCCCGGCTCGCGGCTCACCGTTTTTTTCTGTCTTGTTGCGGTAGTGGCGCTAGCGCACTCGAATTTTAGAAATTGTAGCTGGTGGCGTTGACTTTCGGTGGGCCCATGGAAGATAAATTTCTCTCATTACTTGAAAGTCCGTTGTAGTTGAAAGGTCCGTAAATCTGAAGCTAAACTACTGTACATACATACAGTATTTTGGGCAGGTAAGCGAGGGCGAGGGTGAATCGAGAGACGAGCGTTAGTGGGCTGCGGTGCAGGCCGGGGGATTTGGCGAGGGTGGTGTCGGCATGGAATCCGGCTTTGATCGGCAGAGTCGTGCTGATCAAGGCCGCACATTCGAAGACCGAATGGGTCGTTACGCTGCTGGGGGCGCCTGGAGTGACGCTCACGAAAAATAGAAAGCGGATTGCGACCAGCAACTGCGCGCTCGCGTACGACTCGGCGCTCGAACCTATCCGGGCAATCGGCGCCGGGACGCCCCGCGAGGCTACGGCTGCAGGTGAGGCAGATCACCGTCATCAGCGGAGTTTTGCTGCGCCGGTATCAATCTAAGTAACGTCATGACGGCGGCAAACGCGTCCTCCGGGACACCAGCCTCGCTGGCCCGCTTGATCTCGGAAATCAACTTTTGGGCGTTAGGCGGAAGTGCACGGGCAGTCTCGGCCGCGTGCTCATGCGGCTGCGAGGTGTATAGCTCTGCCACGAACTTCGGGCCGCGCTCGGTGAGAAGCCACTCACACGTGACGCCGAACGGAATCGCCAAGGCGGCCAAAGTCTCTAGCTCCGGAACCGACCCACCCCGGAGAATGCGGCTGATCGTGGGCTGTGGAACCCCAGTATCACGTGAAAGCTTGCTCTGCCCACGTTCCCCGTAGTTGGGGTGGGCATGAAGCAGTTCTCTCAATCGATCGCCGACTTTTTTCATGGCGAGACTATGCGTCAATGAATAGGCCATATCAACAATCCACTCGATCGCGCATTGACAATTAGTCATTCGCGTATAGAATGCCCGCATGGACATGCCAGCTACTGCCTCGGCGCTTCTCAGCGACATCAAGACCCACCGCGGTCTGAGCGAAGTCGCGATCGCGCGCCGTCTCAAGATTTCCCAGCCGACGGTCAATCGAATCCTGCGAGGGAAATCGGATTGCAAGAGCAGTACGTACGTGGCGATACAGACGTGGTGGAACGAGCTCGCTCAACAGAAGGAGATCGCATGACGTTAGAAAACCGCGATCGTGGTGCGAGGCGCCTTACCGTCCGTGATGTAGACGGTTTCGCACGACGGGCAGCGATAGTTGCCATGGCGTCCATACGGCTGCAGGGCGATCTCATCCCCCTTGCTCATGCAGGGCTGGCAAAGGTAGTGCGGGGCATCGGTGCTTCCCTCGACGTGGCTGTAGCGGTAGGCGAGCGCGCCCCCGCCAATGTCCGTCAGCGCATATTGGCCGCGACGCTCGGCGCGCGCCTTAAGTTGCTCGTTCTCACGCTCAAGAGCGGCCAGTTTCTGATCCATCGCGCGCATGTCCTGCGCCGCCTTGAGGGCTTCTTGCGTCGCCATAAGAGCGGCCTGATTGATCTCTCGGAGTTTGGTTTCGAGTTCAGCAGTCCGGGCTCCTACTTTCGCTTCATCGCGGGCACTGAGTGCGTTCTTAAGAAATTCGAACGTTGTGTTTGCTGCGCCAACAGCAGATACAAGTGAATCAATCATGGTTGTTATTTCGAAATTGTTAACGAAAACGGAGATTGCATGAAGCGCCTGTATGCACGTTTGGTCCTGTGGCTGATCCGGCCGGCGCTGGACTTAACGCCGCCGGGACCAAGCACCTGGAGGATCGTCAATCGCCAAGGTCAAGACGGAGCAGGGCGGTCGTTCGGCCGGGTTCATAGATGAATCGGCGTTTCAGCACGACCAAATCTGCATTGGCGCCGTCGACCACGAACGACACGCCGTCGCCGATGGCTGGAACGGTGTTGACCAGATAGTCCGAGAAATCCAGTTTGACGAGGCCCGGATGTTTGAGAAGCGCTTGAGCTGTGTAGGTCAGTTCGATGACGAATTCTTGGATTTCTTCCATGAGGGTTTCCCGTATAGGAATGGTTGTGTGAGAACTGCCAATTCTAATGCGAGAGCCGGAACCCTCACCTCATTGCTGTCTGCATCGAGATTCGATGCTTGAAGTTTAGAAAAATCGACCTACAAGGTCATTCAATCAATTTTGAACGGAGTTGAGTTGCTATGAACACGATCGAAGTCATTCGGAAGCCCAGCATTGAGCGGGCATTCCGAGAGGCGTTGAGCGATCCGCGCAGCCGCGGTCCGATTGCTGATGCGCTCGGCTGGGACGATTCGCAGGTGAGCCGCTTTCTGTCGGGCGGCCTCGGCGTGCCGATCAACAAGATTGACGCCGGCATTACGGCGCTTGAGCTGCGTGTCGTCTCGCGCGAATACCTGGACGGGCTGTCGACGATGAGCAAGGTAGGCGTGAACTGCCACTGCGCGCGGGAAGGATTTGGGGAGTGCGGCGGCCGCTGGTGATGTAACCGAAGGGCCTCGGCAAAAGCGCTTTCGTCGGAGAGTGCTTCTGTCTGGGTTTAGTAATCCTAAAAATTGGAAATTATGGAAACCAATCAGATCAATCAACAGGCCGACGCATATCGGCGCAATCTGGCCATTACCGAAGAGGTGAAGCGCATCGTGCGCGACACCAGTCAACACCCGACGTACCCGCGCAAGTGCTTGTCGTGCGGGGCGCTCGAATCTCTCGACGGCTCCGTGCCGTGCGGTCACTGAAATGGCCCGGTTCCATTGCCGCTGCCGCCATTGCGAGACGCGTCGTGTGCTGAAGAAGCGGCCCGACGAGTACACGCGGCAGCCGCAATGCAATGTCTGCGGCCAGCGCGATTTCCGAGTCGACGCGTGGATGCAGAAGCGCAATACCCGCCTGATGGCGTGCACATGCGCCGGCTACTGGTTCTGGCATCGGCGCGGTTCGTTGTACTGCTGGCATCGAGCGGACGGCTCGACCCGATCTCCCGGCGATTCCGATTTTGCGGATCGCAATCCGCCGCCCGATGCGCTGGCGGCCTGAAATTCCCTTCTGGAGGAAACGTGGCAAAAAGCTCCGTTGAAGCATATGGCGCGCAGAGCAAGGTTACTGCGCTTGCGATGGACCCGAACGACCTCGAACTGGTTACGGACCCGTCACACCCGCTGTACGACCGTCGCGTGCATCAAGAGCCGAACCCGAAGACGGTGTTGAACTACCGCGCGATCGGTGTACGGAAGCCGGTGCTGTTCTACAAGGACCCGGAGACTGGCAAGAATCTCGTCATCGACGGCCGGACGCGGGTGATCAACGCCCGCGAACTGAATCGACAGTTGGTCGAAGCAGGGCTGCCGCCGATCACGATTCCGGCAATTCCGCAGAAGGTCATTAACGATGGCGGGAAATCGTTTGCCGCCGTGATGGTTAGCACGAACGAAATCCGGAAAGAGGATTCGCCGATCAACCGCGCCGAGAAAATGGCTCGCATGCTCGACATCGGCCACACGGAAGAAACGGTTGCCCTCTTCTTCGGCGTCGAGCCGCCGACGGTTCGTCAGCAGTTGAAGCTGCTCGACTGCACGGCAGCAGTGCGCGATGCGCTCGAAGGCGACCAGATCACGGTGTCGCATGCCTTGAAGCTCGCAAAGCTGCCGCCGGATCAGCAGCGCGCGAAGGTGCAGGCAGTTATCGCAGCAGCCGAGGGCAAGGAAGGTCACGCGAAATCGCGTGCGCAGAAGGCGGAGCTGACAGGTGACGCTGCTCCGCGCATGCGAACTCGCAAGCAGATCGCTGCTGAACTGGAGAAGGCGACCGGCGAGCGCGCGGACGTGCTCCGGTGGGTGCTTGGCCTGGATGGTGACGCAGCCCCGCAGTCGGCCGCCGATACCCGCCAGATGTCGATCGACGAGGCTGCATGAGCTTAGACGCGACAACCTGGGCGCGCCATCAGAAGGTCGGCAAGGGGCCGGCGAAATCGGTCTTGATGGCACTCGCCGACTACGCGAACGAGAACTTCGTTTCCTACCCGAGCGTTGAGACCTTGGTCACATGGACCGAGCAGGACCGTAAGACCGTGCTTGCGAACCTCGATCGCCTGAAGGAAAGCGGCTGGATCACGGACACGGGCGAGCGCGCCGGGCGTACGCGTCAGGTCGTCGTGTACCAGATCAATGTGGCTCGCGGTGTGGAAGTGAAGATCGGGCCGCGAGAGTTATTAACAGGCCCGAAATCGGAACCGTCCCAAAACCGGAACGGTTCCGAAAACGGAACAGTACCGAATTCCACCGGAAACAGTCCCAATTTCGACGGGAAACAGTCCCAAAAACCGCCGGAAACAGTCCCAAATTTGGGACACAGAACAGTAGGAACAGTAGAGAACGGTGGGAACAGTGTTGGTGCGCGCGGAACGCGCTTACCCGACGACTGGGTTTTGACCAAGGCATTGGGTGAGTGGGCGCTCGCCGAGCAACCGACGTGGACTGTCGATCACGTCCGCAAGGTTGCCGAGAAGTTCGCCGACCACTGGCGAGCCCAGCCGGGGCAGAAGGGGCGCAAGACCGATTGGGCCGCAACGTGGCGGAACTGGGTTCGCACCGAGAAGCCGCTGTCGGGGGCGCCGAGCGGCGGCGGAAAGCAGGGGGCGCTTGAGGCGAAGAACAGCGAGGTTGCCCGTCGATGGGCGTCAGGAGGTGCGGAATGATTGATTCGAATCGTGGCGCGTTTGCTGAACTGATTTCGGGCGTCTACGCATTTTACGGCCGAGAGGCATCCGATTTCGCGCTGAGTGTGTGGTGGGCGGCGATGCAGCCGTTCGATCTGGCTGCCGTACACGACGCGATGAACCGCCATTGCGTGAATCCGGACAGCGGGCAGTTCCTGCCGAAGCCGGCGGACATCGTGAAGATGGTGCAGGGCTCGACGCAGGATTCCGCACTGGTTGCGTGGGCGAAGGTTGACCGCGCCGTTCGGTCATGCGGCACATACAACAGCGTCGTTTTCGACGATGCGCTGATCCATCGGGTGATCGTCGAAATGGGCGGTTGGGTGTTGGTCGGTGGCAAAGGCGAAGAGGAATGGCCGTTCGTTCGGAACGAATTCGTCAACCGCTACCGCGGATACAAGATGCGCAGCGAAACGCCCGAATACCTGCCGGTGCTGATCGGCATGGCCGAGGCACAGAACAACCGTACCGGCCACAAGAGCCAGCCGCCCGTGCTGATCGGCGATGCCCGTGCTGCTCATCAGGTGATGCTCGCCGGCCAGGACAAGCCCATGCTCGGTTTTGTGCGCATGTCGCCGGAGCAGGCGGCAAATCGGCCGGTGCCGATGCTTGGTGCGGCATGACGCCCGGCGAATGTCGCGAGCGGTTCATGGCCGCAGTGCGGGAAGCGCGGGCTGGTCGGAATGGCAAGGCACACGCGCTCATCACATCGGTGCGTGAACGCTTTGGGGATGCGGCAGCCGAGACCGCGCGCCGTGAATTACGAAATTTCGTGGATAGCGACAGGAAGGCATGACGAAACGAACAGCTTGGCCGATGCGAGTCGAGGCCGGAACAAAGAACGTCGGGACGGCGCGCGTCCGCGAAGATTCGCGTTCGAAGATGACGGCCGCGCAGCAAGCGATCTTCGATACGACCGGCAATCGCCCGCGAGTCGACGCCGGGTTCGACGACATTGGCGACGGGATAGATGCGGCGCCGGTCTTGACGCCGGCATACCGGCGGACCGACGCCAAGACGCGTATGCAGGCTCTTGGTCGATTGAAAGCCGGCGAGATGAACCAGACCGAAAAGCGCTACGCGGAACACTTGGAGGCGCGCAAGCAGACCGGCGAGATCGCTTGGTATCGCTTCGAGGGCATCAAGTTCCGCCTGGCTGACAACACGTTCTACACGCCGGACTTCGCCGTGATGCTGGCAGACGGGCACCTCGAAGCGCACGAGGTCAAGGGCCATTGGCAGGACGACGCGCGCGTAAAGGTCAAGGTTGCAGCGGATCAATATCCGGTGCGCTTCATCGCCGTGAAGGCAAATTCGAAGAAGGCCGGCGGCGGCTGGCAAGTGGAGGAATTCTGATGGCCGAGAGAAAAATGAGCCTCGCGCAGCGTCGCATTTGCGAGTGCCTGCAGAAAAACCCGGGTCTGGTTCAGCGCGAACTGGCAAAGAAACTTGGCATCACGGTCGAGGGCATCAAAAAGACCGTGCGTCATTTGATTGCGGGCGGCTATGTGAAGCGCGGGCGCCGTGACCGGAAAGGGGCGCTGCTGAGCCTCACCGGCAAGCCGTTCCCTCCGTCGAGCGAATGCATTCCGACGCATGTCAAACGGCAACTTGCAATCGACATTGGCATGAGTGCGTTGTTGCCGGCAATGCGTGCAATGGTCGACGTCGGGCGGGTGGCTGCATGAAGGTAAGCGAACTGACTGGCGCGCTGCTGGACTACTGGGTTGCTCATGCCCAAGGCAGGAGAGCAGAGATTGTTGACGGCAAGGCGATCGTTGTTCGCATACGCGCCGGCATCCTTGACGACAACGGAGGGGGAACCTACGTCCTTCGTGGACCCTATCAGCCGTCGACCCGATGGGACGTCGGTGGCGAGATTATCGAAAGAGAACGAATCACCGTGACGCCGGTATACCGCGGAGCGGAGTGGGGCGCGTACATCCGGAACTGTTGCTATGAGTCCGACGATGTCGACCAAATCGGCCCGACGCCACTCGTTGCAGCGATGCGTGCTTTCGTGGCTTTGAAGTTCGGCGACGAGGTAGATGCATGAAGCGATCACGGTTCGGTCCGCGAAAGACGCCGCTCGCACGGGGCTCTTGGTCCCGGAAAAGCTCGCCGCTGCCGGAGCAGGCTCCGCGAAAGACCGCGATGAGGCGGAGCCCGAGGCGACCGACCGTCGCCGAAGGTTCGAAGTATCTGGCGGCCTGCCGCGGCGAGCCGTGCTATCTGCGCGTGCCAGGCGTCTGTCGCGTCAATCCGCTCGACGAAACCGTGGTGCCGTGCCACTCGAACCAGTCGCGGCACGGGAAGGCTGGTCTGCTGAAGGCAAAAAACGAATTCACGGTTCCAGGCTGCATGTTGTGCCACGCATGGATTGATCAGAACCGCGTCGGCACGACGAAGCAGTCCAAGTTCGACGTTTGGGATCGGGCATTTGAGGAATGGGCGCCGGTGCGCGCTCGAAAGATGGGAGAAGTGAATTGCCAGTGATTCTGACTGTGCAGTTGCCCGCGGGGCGGCACTGCTTCAAGCGAAAGCACGGCATGGGGCCGGCGATCAGCTCCGAGATGCACCGGCCGCTTGTGACCACGATCTACCGTATCGCCCGAATTCCGACCGTCAAGCGCCAACTGCTCACGGTGGTCGAGGTCGACGCATTCATCCCGGAGCGACATCGGGCGCACATCGCATCGAGCGATCCGCGATGGGTAGAGCCGGGAGTATTGCGAACGAAGGCGTACTGGGTCGACAACAAGAAGTCGCGCGTGCTCGGGCAGTTCCTTGAGAGCGGCGCACTCGAATTGGATTTGAGGGAGGCGGCATGAGCGCACACGCATACATCTTCTTCGCCGACGTGCCGAAACGGCTGGTCGAGTCGGCCGTGCAGCATCGAGACAGCGAGACGGGCGCGCAGCTCATCACGTTCGATGAATGCCCGTACAGCGGCGAGATCACGGAAACGCAACACGGCATCCAGATCGAGTACTCGTGGCCGGTCAACGTTACCTATCGGCACGCGCTCGGCGACTGGTTCACGCATCACGGCATCAGCTTCACGGTCGTCATGTAACGACGAATAACCCCGCGTCTCAAGTAAATCGAAAACAGGATGAACATGACGATCGACGAAAGCAACCAGATCGAAGAACTGCTCGGCGAATGGTACGCATGGCAGGCGGGGTACATGCCGGGGCTCGGCTACGGACGTGTCGATCCGACGTGTCGGGGATTTTCGGAATCGGATCGCTCGGTTACGGCTGACGAGCGCGCGGAAGCGGCGGATCGGAAGGCCGCCAAGCGACGGGCGGAACAGGTCGACCTGTGCGTCGACGCTTTGACGTGGCAGGAACGGGCCGCGATTCAGCGACACATGAAAGCGAAGGCGATCGGGGCGATGAACGGGGCGTGCGGAGCGAAGGTGTGGAGCGACCCGCGCAAATTCGCTTTGTCGGCGGCCCACGCGGACTACCAGAGCGCGAAAGAGGCGCTGTATCCGCGCTTGAAGCGGCGAGGCCTGTTGGCGAAGGAGCCTCAACCTGCATAAAGTGCTTGTAAACCCGATCGCGTTTCGCTATATTGACGAGGTCGGGCGCGAGGTGCGCCCAAATGAAGCCCGCTAGGTGAAAAACCTCGCGGGCTTTTTCGTTTCCGCGAGGGATTCGCATGAAGTGCAACACTACTCCTAGTCCGGCTATCACGGTGACGATCCCGCGGCTTGGATCTGGCGGCAAGTCTGGGCGTGCGCATGTCACGGTCCGATGTGAGATCGACGGTGTTGCGTATGGTGCAGTAGCCGTGATCAGCGGTAAATGTGAGTCGCCGTATATGCGTCACTTGACGCTCGACGAGCTGACCGACGCGGCATGACGCGCAAGCTTTCCACATTGAAGCCGCGAGTGCAATCGATGGCTGCGTCGCGTGTTGCGACGATGGCGGCTGGATCATGGCGGGCCGGCAAGGCCGGGAGCGCAGCGCGCGGTTACGGTTACGAGTGGCAAAAGCTGAGGGCTGCGCATCTCGCGAAGCATCCGCATTGCGTGTACTGCCTGCGCGACCTCGGCATGTCGCACCTGTCGCCCGTCGACGTGGTGTTGCAGTGCGCGGAGCGCGGCATCGCGGAGCCGGTCGGCACGATTGGCGATCACATCACGCCGCACCGAGGCGACGACCGGTTGAGGCTCGACCCGGCGAACGTGCAGACCCTTTGCAAGCCGCACCATGACGGAGAGAAGGCGCGCGCCGAGCGGCGCGCTGGATATCGCAGCTAGCACGGAATGCGATCCGCAGTTCTGAAAATATTTTCGGAAAATCGAGAAAATATCTTGACGGATCGATGAATTTGTGGGGTGGGGGTGTCAAAACTTTTTGACCCCCACCCGCCAAGACCGACCGTTCCCTCACGCGCAGAAAATTTCCCCTTTTCAGGATTTTGTTAATGGCTTTAACAGCGAAAAAGCGGAAGTTCGCCGATGCTGTTTTAGCCGGCAAGTCCAATAAGGACGCGGCTATCGCGGCAGGCTACAGTCCCGCGACAGCATCGGCGGCCGGGTCGCGCCTTGTTAAAGACAAGGATGTGGCCCTTTATCTCGCCGCGAATCGCGTGAAGATGGAATCGAAGTCCACCGGACACGCTGAGCAGTCGCCGCCGCCACAGAAGCCGGCCGGGTTCGACCTGGACGCGATGACGAACTTCACGGACCCGAAGGCGTTTCTTATCGCGGCGATGAATGACGCACGGACGGAGCCGAAGTTGCGGATCGACGCGGCGAAGGCGCTGATGCCGTTCGTCCACAAGCGGCTGGGCGAAGGCGGCAAGAAGGAGCAGCGTGACGAGGCTGCGAAGAAGGCAGCAAGCCGGTTTTCTCCGGCGGCACCGCCGCGGCTCGTCGCTAACGGCGGTAAGAAGGTTGACTGATGGACTGGACAACGGCATGCCCCGATTGGGAAAGGCGACTGATTGCGCGCGAGTCGATCATTCCGCCACCGATATTCCCCGACGAAGCTGAGCGGGCGGTCGCAATCTTCAAGGAGCTGCGGGTCACTGACCTTCCCGGAAAGCCGACGTTCGGCGAGTGCAGCGAGCAGTGGGTGTTCGATTTCGTCGCGGCGATCTTTGGCGCGTACGACGCGGAGACTGGCAAGCAACTGATCCGTGAATTCTTCCTGCTAATCAGCAAGAAGAATTCGAAATCGACGATCGCGGCCGGGATCATGCTGACCGCCGTAATTCTGTGTTGGCGCGAGGAGGAAGAACACCTGATTCTCGCGCCGACGAAGGAAGTGGCAGACAACAGCTTTAAGCCGGCGGCGGGGATGATCCGGGCCGACGAAGAGCTGTCGGAGCTGTTCCACGTCCAGGACCACATCCGTACGATCACGCACCGCGTAAGCCGAGCGTCGTTGAAGGTGGTCGCGGCCGACACTGACACGGTGTCGGGCAAGAAGTCGGGCAAGATTCTTATCGACGAGCACTGGGTTTTCGGTAAGAGGGCGAACGCTGAAGCAATGTTCATGGAGGCCACTGGAGGCCAGGTGTCGCGCGACGAAGGATGGGTCATCATCCTGACAACGCAAAGCGACGAGCCGCCCGCTGGTGTGTTCAAGGAGAAGTTGCAGTATCACCGCGACGTCCGCGACGGCAAGATCGCTGACCGGAAGTCGCTCGGCGTGCTGTACGAGTTCCCGGCAGAGATGGTCAAGTCAAAAGCCTATCTCGATCCGGCCAACTACTACATTACGAACCCGAACCTCGGGCGATCGGTCAGTGCGGAATGGCTGGAGGATCAACTCACCAAGAACCGGACGAAGACAGACGGATCGTTTCAACAGTTCATCGCGAAGCACCTGAACATCGAGATCGGCATGAATCTCCGGTCCGACCGTTGGGCCGGCGCCGATTTCTGGATCGGAGCCGCGCTCCCTGAGCGTGTCAGCTTTGAGGATCTGCTCGATGCGTGCGAGGTGATCGCGCCTGGTGTTGACGGCGGCGGCCTCGACGACTTGCTCGGGTTGGCTGCCGTCGGTCGCATGCGCGGAACGCGGAACCAGCTCGCCTGGGCGCACGCGTGGGCTCATCCATCTGTACTCGAACGCCGGAAAGAAATTGCTCCGGCGCTTCACGATTTCGAGAAAGCGGGCGATCTGACGATCGTGTCTCGGATCGGCGAGGATGTAGTGCAGGCGGCCGAGTATGTGGCGCGTATCGAGCGCGCGGGGTTGCTGTATAAGGTCGGCGTTGACCCGGCGGGCATCGGTGCAATCCTCGACGCGCTCGCGGCCATGAAGGTACCCGAAGACAAGGTGATCGGCATCTCGCAGGGCTGGAAGCTTTCCGGGGCCATCAAGACGACGGAACGGCGCATCGCGGCAGCATCGGGGCAGCGAATCGAGGGCGACGAGGCTCCGGATGGCGCGCTGTATCACGGCGGCCAGCCACTGTTGACGTGGGCTGTCGGAAACGCGCGCGTCGTGCCGGTCGGCAACGCCGTGAATATCACGAAGCAGGTGAGCGGGACGGCAAAAATCGACCCGCTGATGGCGTTATTCAACGCCGTGTCGCTTATGGCGCTCAATCCGCCCGCGCAGGGCCAATCGGTCTACGAGTCGCGCGGCATTCGTTTTCTCTGAGGTGTGAATGGGTTTGTTCGATTTCTTCCGGCGCGAAAGCCAGCCGGAGGCCCAAGCTCGCCCGCAAGTCGAGCCGTCGATTCAGGCAGCGGTCCCCGTGACGTCCCGGCCCGGCGAGGCGTTCAGCGGGCTCGACGATCCGCGGTTGCCGGGGTACATGCGAGGTGAAAGTCCGGACGCGGGAGCGTTGCGAAATATGGCCGTTTTGCGCTGCGTGACGCTGATCTCGGGGACGATCGGCATGCTGCCGATGAATCTGATCAGCAGTGACGACAGCAAGCAGGTGCAAACCGACGATCCGGCACATCGGTTGCTGAAATACAGGCCGAACGATTGGCAAACGCCGATGGAATTCAAGAGCCTGATGCAGTTGCGCGCGTTGCTTGACGGTCAGTCGATGGCCCGCGTGATTTGGTCCGGCAATCGGCCGATTCGGATGATTCCGATGGATCGAGGGTCGGCAAAGCCACGGCTGACGCCTACGTGGCAGCTTGTTTACGACTACACACCGCCGGTCGGCGACAAGATCGAGTTGTCGGCGCGGGATGTATTTCACCTGCGTGACCTGTCGCTCGACGGGATCAACGGAATTTCGAGGGTAAAGCTGTCGCGAGATGCGCTCGAATTGGCCGAGCAGGCCGAGCGTGCTGCTTCACGGACGTTTCGAACTGGTGTGATGGCAGGCGGGGCGATCGAGGTTCCGAAGGAACTGTCGGACAACGCCTACGGACGCATGAAGTCCTCGGTGCAAGAGAACCACAGCGGCTCGGAGAACGCCGGGAGTTGGATGCTGTTGGAAGAAGGCGCGACCGCCAAGCAGTTTTCGAACACTGCGGCATCGGCCCAGCAGATTGAGAACCGCAATCACCAGATCGAGGAAGTGGCGCGCATGTACGGTGTGCCGCGCCCATTGCTGATGATGGACGATACCAGCTGGGGTAGCGGGATCGAACAGCTTGCGATCTTCTTCATCCAGTACGGGCTTTCGCACTGGTTCGTTTCGTGGGAACAGGCGGCTGCTCGGTCTTTCCTGCCCGAAAAGATGCTCGGCCAGCGGCAATTCAAATTCAACGAAGGCGCATTGCTGCGCGGCACGCTGAACGACCAGGCGGCCTTCTTCTCGAAGGCACTCGGGGCCGGCGGCCAATCGCCGTGGATGAAGCAAAACGAAGTCCGCGAGACGCTTGATTTGCCTCGCGTCGACGACCCGGTTGCCGATCAGCTCCGGAACCCGATGACACAGAAACCGAAGGGAAGTGGCGATGAGCCTCCTCAAACTGCCTGAGATCAATTTTCAGCGCCCGAGCACGCAACTCCAGTTTGGCATCGCACCGAAGGCGATGACGCAATGGAACGCGTCGATCCAGGCGGCGACCGACTCTGGCGAAGCGAGCATTTCGATTCTCGACGTCATCGGGCAGGACTATTGGACCGGTGAAGGCGTCACGTCAAATCGAATCGCTGGCGCGCTCCGCGCAATCGGCCCGAACCCGGTGACGGTGAATATCAATTCGCCTGGTGGCGACATGTTCGAGGGCGTCGCTATCTACAACATGCTGCGCGAGCACGCTGGACACGTCACGGTGAAGGTGCTCGGCATGGCAGCGTCGGCGGCATCGATCATCGCGATGGCCGGCGACACCATCCAGATCGGTCTGCCGGCCTTCTTCATGGTGCACAACGGCTGGATCGTAGCGGCCGGCAACAGGAACGATTTCCGCGAACTCGCCGACTGGATGGAGCCATTCGATACTGCGATGGCTGACGTCTATTCGGCGCGGACAGGCATCGCAGCCGCAGACGTGCGCGCGATGATGGACAAGGAAACGTGGGTCGGCGGTAGCGCGGCAGTCGATAAGGGGTTTGCAGACGATCTGCTCGACAGCGAGCAGATCAAGAAGGGTGAGAAGACGCAGGCGGCCGCTGTGCGGCGCCTGGAGTCGGCATTGCGCTCGTCCGGAATGTCGCGCGCCGATGCGATGAGCCTGATTTCACAGTTCAAGTCCGGCCCGAGCGATTCGGTCGGCACCAGCGGCCTGAGCGATTCGGCAGCTAACGAAAGTGCAGCAATGCTGCGGAATCTCTATCAACCTCTGAAGGGGTAACAATGGACGCACAGATCAAAGAAGCAATTGAAAGCGCAAACCGGACGTTCGCGCAGTTCAAGGAAGCGAACGATAAGCGAATCGACGCGCTCGAAAAAGGTCTGCCCTCGGCGGACGTGACGGCCAAGGTCGAGAAGATGGGCGACGCGCTCGAATCGCTGCAGGCGGCGATCGACGAGCACAGCGTGAAGATGGCGGCGTTGCAGATGGGCGGCGACGGCAAGCAATTGCGCGACGCCGAGTACACGGACGCGTTCCGCGCGCACGTGAAGAAGGGCGAGATCAACGCCGCGCTGAACAAGGGCGCCGACGAGCAAGGCGGCTACCTGACTCCGGTCGAATGGGATCGCACTATCTCCGGCAAACTGGTGCTGATCTCGCCGATGCGCCAGTTGTGCCGCGTCCAGTCGGTTTCGAAGGCCGGGTTCTCGAAGCTGTTCAACATGGGTGGCACTGCGAGCGGCTGGGTCGGCGAATCCGACCCGCGCCCGCAGACCGGCACGGGTACGTTCAAGTCGCTCGCGTTCTCGTCGGGTGAAATCTACGCGAACCCGGCGGCGACGCAGCAGATCCTCGACGACGCGGAAATCGATCTCGAGTCGTGGCTTGCGACCGAGGTGCAGACCGAGTTCGCAAAGCAGGAAGGCAAGGCGTTCCTTGCCGGCGACGGCAAGAATAAGCCGAGCGGCCTGCTGACTTACGTCGCGGGCGGCGCCAATGCGGCTGCGCATCCGTTCGGTGCGATCGAGGTCGTGAACAGCGGAGCTGCCGCCGACATCGCGTCGGACGGCATCATCGATCTGATCTACGACCTGCCGAGCGCCTTCACGGGCAACGCGCGCTTCACGATGAACCGGAACACGCAGCGTTCGGTGCGCAAGCTGAAGGACGGCCAGGGCAATTACCTGTGGCAGCCGTCGTTCGTTGCAGGCCAACCGGCGACGCTGGCCGGTTATCCGGTTACGGAAGTGCCGGATATGCCGGACATTGCGGCGAACTCGACGCCGGTCCTGTTCGGCGACTTCCAGCAGACGTACCTGATCGTCGATCGCATCGGTGTGCGCGTGCTGCGTGACCCGTACACGGCGAAGCCGTACGTGCTGTTCTACACGACGAAACGTGTCGGCGGCGGTCTGCTGAATCCTGAACCGATGCGCGCGCTGAAGATCGCGGCAGGCGCATAAACGGTCGATCAGCGGGGAGTCGGGTATTGAGGGGCGTCTAGCGGCGCCCCTTTCTTTTTTCTACAGGAGAAATCGTATGGCGACGCTCATCAAGCCGTTCAAGGGCGTGAAGAACGGCGAAATCTACCCGACCGAGTTCAAGGTCGGCGACGAGTGCCCGGAAGAGCTGGAAGACGGCGCCCGCGCGCTCGGTGCGCTGGAGGGCTCGGAAGAGAAGAAGCCGGCCGCATCGAAGAAGTAAGCGATGGCGCTCGTCGAACTGAAACTGGCGCTGGGCTTTCTGCGGCAAGACGCTGGCGTCGAGGACGACGTGGTTCAAGTGCTACTCGACGGTGCAACGCAGTCGGCGGTCGACTACCTGAATCGTCAGGTGTTCGAGTCCGCGGAGGCGATGGAAGCGGCGATCGCCGCGGGAACTGCGGGTGATAACCCGATGGTGGTCAACGCCGCTATCAGGGCGGCGATCCTGAAAACGACGGGGGAACTGTATGCGAACCGCGAGGATTCATCCGCCGGCACTGTGGCAGAACTGCCGTTCAATGCGCGGACGCTTTTGCGCCCTTGGCGAATCATTCCGGGGGTGTGATGAACGCAGGAAAACTCAATCGCCGAGTGCGTATCGATCGCCTCGATCCTGATGCGCAGGACGAGTACGGTCAGGCCGTGCCGGCGTGGAAATCGCTTGGCACAGTCTGGGCCTCGATCGCGCAAAAGTCTGGATTGGCCACGATCAGCGGAAGTGCGGAGGTTGGTGAAACGAAGGTGTCGATCCGAGTCCGATACCGCACCGATCTGCACGAAGGCATGCGCGTGACGCTGGTTTCACACGTCAACGGCCAGCCGGTAGACGGCGAGCAATTCAAGGTCGATGCAGTGCTGGTCGATCATGCCAAGCGCGAGCATACCGACTTGGTGTGTCTGGGGGTTGATCGTGGCTAGTGCAGAAACATTCACGACAGCGGCACTGGCCGAACTCTCGCCGATCAAGGTGTATCCGGACGTGGCTCCTGCCGGGGCGATCGCGCCGTATGTCGTCTATCAGGCGGTCGGCGGGAAAGCGATTTCTACGCTCGAAAACGAGTCGGACGACCTACAAAACTGCCGCATGCAGATGGCCGTGTGGAGTCCGATCAAGGGCGAATCGGTGACGGTAATGCAGGCGGTGCGCAGGGCGATGATGGCTGCCGGTGGAATTCCGATTGGCGCGCCTGTCTCCGAGTACGAGGCCGGGACGAAGATGTACGGCCGTCGTCTCGATTTTTCAATTTGGTATAGGGAGTAAGCCATATGGCAAGCATTGCGTTTAACGCGCAGAAGTCCAGGATTTCTGTCGATTCTCAGGCGGTTCCGACTGGCGATGCGCCGGTATGGACTCAGATCAAAGGCGTGAAATCGATTGGCGGCTTTGACGGGGCCGCCAACGTGATCGATATCTCTGACCTGGATTCGACCGCGAAAGAGAAGATGCAGGGTCTGCAGGACAATGGCGATTGTCAACTCGAGGTCAACCGAAACTTCAAGGACCCGGGCCAGATCGCCGTCAAAAAGATGCAGGGTACGCAGGAGACGCGCACTTTCAAAATCGAGTTCAACGACGGCAACAAAACGATCCACACGTTCAAGGCCTTCGTCGCCAGCTTCGGCCAGTCGCTGGGCGTGGATGCGGCAGCGACATCGACCATCAAGCTGACGATCAGCGGTGACGTGATCGAAACGGTCGGCCCGTAACACCTGATCGCCAAATAAAGACAATCTGCGGCGCGATTCGAATTGCGTGCCGCCAATATAATTAAGAGGACTACAAAATGCTTACTCGTGAAGAGATCCTCGCCGCGCGCGACCTCGACTCTGAAGTCGTCGATGTTGATGAGTGGGGCGGTAAGGTTCGTGTGGGCGTCATGAGCGGCGCGGCACGCGAAAAGATGATGGATGCACTGTCCGAGCCGCGCAAGGTGTCTGAATTCCATGCGCTCATGGTGGCGGGCACGCTCGTTGACGATAGCGGTGCGCCGATCTTCGGCGAATCCGATCTCGTGGCGATCGCGCACAAAAACCCGGAAGTGCTCGGCCGACTGGTTGACGTTGCGATGCGAATCAACAAGATCGGTGCTGGTGCAGTGGAGGCAGAAGAAAAAAACTCCGAAGCCGCCACGAACGTCTCTTCTGGTTCCGGCTCGCCCGCGAGCTCGGAATGAGCGTGCGACGCTGCCAGCAAGAGGTGAGCAGCGCTGAATTCGCAGAGTGGATGGCCTATTCGCAGATCGAGCGGTTCGGGCCGCAGATGGACGATTTGCGGATGGGCAACGTGGCGGCGGCGATTTACAACGTCAACCGTGACACAAAGACGTGTCCGGATGCATTCGGCCCAGCGGATATTTTCGGATGGATGGAACGGCCGAAAGAAGAGCCGCGAGTGATCGAGGACACCGACGAATACGTGTTGGAGATCGGTGCGCTATTTGGTTCGAGGTTGAAACGTGCCCCTCAAGATCGAATATCAGAATAAAGATGGCTTCCGCGAATTGCTAAACGGTCTGGGTAGGGCGTTTGGCGAATCGACTTTGCGTAAAGCGGCGGCTGCTGGTGCGACAGTCGTGAAAGAAGAGGCGAAGTTTCACGCTCCGCGCGGGCCTCTACCTCACCATCAAGGGCCGCAGAAATTCCCGATCGGTTTCGGCGCCGACAACATCATCGTGGCGTTCAACGAGGAAAAGTCTGTCGGCGGGAAGATGGCGACTTACATGGTGACGTTTGCGAAGGATGCGTACTACCTGCGCTTCTACGAATACGGCACCAGCCAGATGGCAGCGCGCCCATTCTTTCGCCCCGCAATCGAGGCGACGCACGGATTGGTGAATACGCGGATCGATAACGTAATCGAGGAAGAATTGCGCAAGGCCGGCGTGATTACGTAGTGCGGCAGCACAAGGAATAGAAGATGGCGAACGGAACGCAATACAACATCACTGTCAACGCTGATGGCGTTTCGACGGCCCTCGAACGGGCGCAGAACAGCTGGGAAAAATTCTCGGTTGCGGTCGATCTTGCGGGGCAAAAAGCGATCGCGTCGCAGAAGGGGCTTGAGGAGGCGACGCGAAACGGGGCCGCCGAAACGGTGCGAGCACAGCGCTCGGTCAAATCGTTCATGGAATCGCTCGTCCAGCAGGCCGCAACAGCCGGGATGACGAGCGAGCAAATGCTGCAGCTGCGCGCTGCCCAGCTTGGCGTTGCAGATAGCGCGGCACCGCTGATTGCTCAGGCCAAGGCAGCGCGCGAAGCAATGCAGGCGCAGGCCGCGGCTGCTCAGGCGTCGGCTGCTGCTCAAATGTCGGCGCAAAGGGAACTGACGGCGGCGCAAGCAAACTCGCTGGCGCAGCAGACTGCTGCTGCCGATCTGGCGGCGCAGGCTCAGGTCGCGACGGGCGCGCAACGTGATCAGCTGCTGCGGGCATCGGCTGTTGCCGCGGCCGCTCAACAGGCCGCTGACGCTCAGGCTGCGTCGGCTCAGATGCGGTTGAATGCGGCGAACGATGCGGCCGCCTTTGACGCGGCGAAAGCAAAAGAGGTGGCAGACGCGCGTGCTGCCGAGTTTGCGAAATCAGCGGCGGCCAAGGCGAATGCCGATCTGCAACGGGCGATGGCAACGGGCACCGCAGCCCAGCAGGCTGCGGCGCAACAAACGGCTGCAGCTGCCGCGCAACGCGCCCAGGCGGCGATCGCTGCGGCGGCTGCATCGTCATCGGCTGCGCAACAGGCTGCGTCTCAGGCGGCAGCATCGAGGCAGATCGCAGATCAACAGGCCGTAGCTGATGCAGCGGCGCGCGCGCGTCAGCAAGCGCTTGGCGGCGCTGGTGGCGGGGCGAATCCCAATGGCGGGATCAGCGACGCGCAACGTGCGGCTGCTATGCGGATGATGCCTGCGCAATTCACCGATATTGTTGTGCAGTTGCAGGGTGGCGCGAACCCCTTGACGGTCATGCTGCAACAGGGCGGGCAGATCAAGGATATGTTTGGCGGGATTAAGGAAGCCGCCAAAGGAATGGGCTCGTATCTGGTCGGGCTCTTCAATCCTGTCACGCTCGGCGTTGCCGCGGTAATCGGCAGCCTGGTTGCGGTCGGCGCGGCGATGTATGTGGCGCACGACGAAACAAAAAAGCTCAACGCAGCGCTCGCGCTGTCTGGCGGCTATGCGGGCGTCACGGCAGGCCAGATCAACGTGACGGCGCAGTCGCTGTCCTCGCTGAAAGGCGGCGAAGGCGCAGCGGTTGACGTGCTCACGGCGCTCGTAAAAACCGGGCAGGTGGGCGGTGCTGCGATGGAGTCGGCGGGCCGTGCAGTCATGGACTTTGCTCGCGTCTCGGGGGAGTCGGCCGACAAGGTCACATCGCTGATGCAGCCGATGTTCGAGGACCCGACCAAGGGTGCGGCAAAGCTCAATGAAACGATGCATTTCTTGACGATCGCGCAATACGATCAGATCAAGGCGATGCAGGAGCATGGCGATAAGGCAGGCGCGCTGAAAGTCGCGATGGATGCGATGGATGCGAGCATTACGTCGCAGACGACGCAGTTGGGCTATCTGGCGCAGGCGTGGAAGTGGGTCAAAGAGCAAGCCAACGGTTTTTGGCGTGCGATGGTCGATTGGGGCAAGACGGATACCGTCGAAGAGGTCGGCAAGAAGCTCCAAAAAGACATCGATGACCTGCAAAAGAGGATCAACACCGAGTGGGCCGGGCAAAGCAAGAGCGGATACAAGTGGCCCGGCCAGAAGGCTCAGGAAGAGCGCTTGGCCGCGATGAAGGCGGACCTGGCCAAGCACCAGGAAGAGGCGGGGAAGGCGCAGATGGCCGCGCAACAGAAGGCTGAGCGCGACCAGGCGGCACTCGACCACATTGCCGCGACGAACGAATCGTTCCGGGTTGCCGATAACGCTGCGAAGCGTAAGAAGAAAATCGATGACGCGAATGCTACGTTCAAGACCCGCAGCGAAGCCCTCGACAAAACCTCGCCGGATTATGCGTCGAATCTGAAGGCTGCGCAGGAGCTTCGCGATGCAACGATCGCGGCCGCCGAGCATGATTTTAAGGACCCGAAGACACCGAAACCTAAGCACGAGAAGGCCGTAACGAATGACGCATCGCAGCGGATGATCATCGACGCTGAAAGGGCTACTGCGGCGCTCGACCTGCAACTCAAAACGCAGGAGAAGCTTGGGGAGTGGGCGAAGAAGCGTGCTGAATTCGAGCAGCAGATTGCTGGGATTCAAGCGAAGTCGGAGGGCAAGCGGACAGCCGATGAAAAGGCGCTTTTGCTCAACAAAGCTGCGGTCATGGCGAGTCTCGACGCGGCCGTTGCCAAAGAGCGCGAGGTGCAGTCACAGGAAAAACTCAATAAGCTGAAAGAGCGATCGGCGCAGCTTGATGCGGATATCGCCAGCTACCAGAAAGGTAACCGCGAGCAGTACGACCGCCAGCTTGGTGCGCTCGGCATGGGCAAGGAACAGCAGCAACGCGTCGAGGCGCAGAAGGCGATTTACAAGCAATACCAGCGCGAAACCGAGAAGCTGAACAAAGAGACGGCCCCCGAGTTGATCGGCGGAACTGAGCACCAGGCGGCGCTGGCGAAAATTCAGGCCGGGCTGCAACAGTCGCTTGCCGACTATGACGCCTACTACGCGGCGTTGAAGGAAAAGCAGGGCGATTGGGTGCTCGGGCTGAAGCAGGGATGGGCCGACTACATCGATCAGCAACAAAACGTGTTCCAGCAAACGGCGAGCATCGTCAACAACGCGACGAACGGAATGGCGGATGCGTTCGCTAAGTTCTGCGAGACCGGGAAGCTGGATTTCAAGTCTTTGGCTACATCGATCATTGCTGACATCGCGCGCATGCAGGCGCGTGCAGCGGTGTCGGGGCTGTTCAACTTCGCGATCGGTGCGGTTTCGTCATTCTTCGGCGGTGCAACGGGCGGGACGAGTGCGCTGACCGGGATTGGTGGTGACACGATCACGGGAAGCGTCGCAAGTTCAACTTCTGGACTGGCTGGCGGAAATACGTTCGGTTTTCACGCGGACGGTGGCGCGATTCGTGGCCCGGGCACGGGGACTTCCGACTCGATCCCAGCGATGCTGTCGAACGGCGAATACGTCATCAAGGCGTCCGCCGTGCAGCAGATTGGCATCCCGGCGCTCGATGCGATCAACAGCGGGCGTGCAGTGCATTCAGCGGCGCGATTCGCTACTGGCGGCGCAGTAGGCTCTGCCTCTACATCGACCTTCAATCAGCAGGGCGGCAGTATGTCGCTGAATATTCCGGTGACGATCGAGGGCGGTTCGGGCGACGCGTCGCAGGCAATGGCGAGTGCAGAATTCGTGAAGCGGCTCACGCAGATGGTGCAGGGGTTGATCGCGGCCGAGAGTCGTCAAGGCGGATCGCTCTGGAAACTCAGAAACGGGATCGGGTGATGACCGACACATTTATCTGGTCGCCTACCGTGCAGGGCTTCGGTGGCGACACGACGCTGCGTGTGCGCAAAGCGCAGTTCGGTGATGGGTATGCGCAACGCGTGGCTGATGGGCTGAACAACCGGCAATCGACCTACAACCTTCGCTTCGTCGGCAAGGCGGACAAGATTGCCGCCATCCTCGCATTCCTTGACGCGCACGCCGGGGCGGTCTCGTTCTATTGGACGCCGCCGCTTCGGCCGCAAGGGTTGTTCGTGTGCGAGAAGTACGCGGAACCGACGAAAGAGGGTGACGTGTACACGATCACGGCGCAGTTCGAACAGACGTTCGCACCATAGGATTCGAAATGGCAGAGCTTCAGAAAATCAATCTCGGAACGGCGCCTGCTGGACGAGACGGCGATCCTGCGCGGACCGCCAATCAGAAGATGAACGATAACGTCGATGTGCTGTCGGCGCAGGCGGCCTTGACGACAGCCCCGATGATCACTGCCTCGCGGACGCTGACGTCGGATCATATCGGCCGGCGAGTGAGCATTAGCATCGCCGCAGACGGCGGCGTTGTAAAGCTCATCGCGGCGGCGAAGTGCGAGCCGGATGCGATTGTTTGGCTCACAAATACCGGAGCGAAGCGTGTAGCTCTTGCCGCTGAGGACGGTTCGGGTGATTCGTTGGCCCTCGCCGGGTTGAATCCCGGCGAAGGTGCGGTTCTGGATTCCGATGGCGTGAGTGCTTGGCGCGTATTGCTTCGTGGTCGGTCAAGCGGAGCGGCCGAGACAATCGAGGGTGATTTGCGCGTCATGGGCGCAGCGACATTCGATGCTCGGCCGACGTTTGCCGGAAAGGTTCCCTATGACAGCGGGAACCTGTCACCCGTCGATACGAAATCCGATCAGTCGATTGGGGGCAAGAAGGACTTCTCGCAGCGGCCGACGTTCGCAGGAAAGGTTCCGTGGGACTCAGGCAACTTGAATCCAGCAAACTATGCTGGGGTGGGCGGGGCAACATTTATCGGAGGTATTACTTCGACGTATGTTCCTTCGTATTGGGGGTCCGCGATTTTCGTGTCAGGAGAACTGGGGGGCGCGTTCGTTGAATGGCCCAAAACCCCGACCGCTCTGCGTATGGAGTGTGGTCAGAATGGTGCCGCGTATAAGTGGCTACATGCGCAGCACAGCGGAGAGCGGGATCTTGCTGCGGTTGGGGTGTATGCAGGAGGTTCCGCATCCTCAATGCCTTCCATCTACTTCTCTCTGTTTGGCAGCCAGAATCAATTCCAATTTTATGCGAACGGTAACGCTACATTCTCCGGTGCGTTATCGCAGTACTCGGACTACCGCATCAAGACAAACGTTGAAGAGATCGATCCTGATCGAGCGTTAATGACGGTGTGCGATTCGCGGCCGGTGGAATACGATCGTATCGACATGTCGGGTACGGGACGAGCGGCGGGCTACATTGCTCACGAGCTGCAAGAGCACTTTCCGCTGTTGGTGAGCGGACGGAGAGATGCGGTTAAGGACGAGATGCAGGATTTCTCGACGGGGCCACAGTTGCCTCCGAAGAAGGTTCCGGACCTGCAAGGCGTGAATTACATTGGGATGATTCCGTACCACTCTGCGGCGATTCGCGCGCTCAAATCTCGATTGGCTGCCGCCGTGAGACGAATCGAAGAGTTGGAGCGACGAAATGATCACGGGTAACATACAAAGTCTTGAGCCGGGGCAGCTCTTCGAGGGGTTCGAGGTCGACTGCACGACGATCGGCGGCGACGTGCTGCGCTTCCACGGACATCTGCAGTCAGCGTCGATCGTGTGGCAGGGCAATGACTATCGTGCGTGGCCGATCACTGTCGCCGGATTCGAGCGCACATCGGATGCTCGGCAGCCGTCGCCGACGCTGACGGTTGGCGATATCAACGGAACCATTTCCGCGCTTTGTGTGGCGCTTGGCGATCTGGTCGGCGCGAAGGTGTTTCGGCGACGTACGCTGGCGCGCTATCTTGACGCGGTGAATTTCCTTGAGGGAAACCCGACCGCGGACCCGAACGAACAATTTCCTGTCGAGCAATGGCGCATCGAACAGAAGAGCGACGAGCAGCCGGGACAGCAGGTCGAATTCACGTTGTCGTCTCCGCTGGATTTCGGCGGGCAGCAGCTGCCGAATCGTCCGGTCGTGGGAATGTGCCAGTGGAGATACCGTGGCCCTGAATGCGGATACACGGGCGCGGTCTATTTCGACAAGACCGACAACCCGGTGAGCGATCCGGCGCTCGATCGGTGCAGCATGAAGATAAGCGGTTGCGAGCGCCGATTCGGGGTGAACAACCCGCTTCCGTATGGTGGCTTCCTCTGCGACACGCTGTCGTAATCTTCGATCAACCTCATTTCACGGACCCGCCAGCTGGCGGGTTTTTTTATGGACGAACGAATCAGGCAAGCGATTGCCGATCATGCGCTCGCTGAGTATCCGCGCGAGTGCTGCGGGCTCGTCGTGCGAACCGAGGCGGGCGACATCTACATGCCCGGTCGAAATATCGCAGCGGCGCCGACAGAGCAATTCGCGCTCGCGCCGGAGGACTACGCCGCCGCCGAGGACGTTGGCGAAATCATCGCGTTCGCACACTCGCATCCAGTCAGAACGGCGCAGCCGAGTATGGCGGATTGCGCGCTATGTGAACGTGCAGGCATCGCGACGTGGATTATCGCTTCGCTCGGGGTTCAGGCCGACGGATCGATCGGCATAGACGACTGGCACGAATTCGGGCCGAGCGGCTATGTTGCGCCGCTCGTCGGACGGGAATTCGTGCATGGCGTGCATGACTGTTACACGCTCATTCGCGACTGGTATCTCGCGGAACGTGGTGTTGCACTGCCGGATTTCGAGCGCTCGGACGGGTGGTGGAACGACGGACGGTCGAACCTCTATATCGCCCACTACCAGGAAGCTGGCTTTCTCGATATTGGCCGCGACGCCGAGCTCGCGGCCGGGGACGTCTTGCTGATGCAGATACGCAGCAAGAACGGCGTACCGAATCACGCGGGCGTGTACTTGGGCGAGGGGCTGTTTCTGCATCACATGCACGGCCGCCTGTCGGTGCGCGCGGTATGGGGCGGGATGTGGGCGGACAGTTGCACGACTGTCCTGCGATATGCGGGGGATTCGTAGTGAGAGAGAAATTGCGAGAGGTGAGGCTTTACGGGATCGCAGGCGCGCGGTTTGGGCGCGTGCATCGATTGGCCGTCTCGTCGACAGCCGAGGCCGTGCGTGCGCTTTCGGTGCTCATCCCGGGCTTTCGGCAATTCCTGCTCGAAGCGCGGGACAAGGGGCTGACGTTTGCCGTGTTCAATGGCAGGCGGAATCTGAACGAGGGCGACCTCGACAGCCCGGTCGGCGACGATGCAATTCGCATCGCGCCGTTGATCATCGGCAGCAAGAGCGGCGGGTTGTTCCAGACGATTTTCGGAGCCGCGCTGATGGCCGTGGGCGCGATCGCGTCGTTCTATGGGCAACCGTGGGGCGCGCAACTGATGGGATTGGGTGCGTCGATGGCGCTGGGCGGCATCGTACAGATGCTCAGCCCGCAACAAGCCGGGCTCGCGGGAGTGGCTGACAACGGCACGTCCTATTACTTCAATGGGCCCGTGAACAGCTCCGCTCAGGGTGAGCCGGTATCGCTCGTTTACGGCGAAATGATTGTCGGCTCGAAGGTCGTCAGTTCCGGTATCTATGCAGAGGATCAGGCATGAAAAGACTGTACGCCGAGCCCGGGCTGATGCGCATGCGCGGGTCGAAGGGCGGTGGTGGTGGCGGCAGTGGAAGCGAATCCCCCGATAGCCTCCATTCAGTTGCCCGCGCAAAGGTGCTGGACATCGTCTCGGAAGGCCCGATTATCGGGCTCGTCAAAGGCATGCAATCGGTGTTTCTCGACGGCACGCCGATCCAGAATGCCGACGGCTCGCTCAATTTCCAGAATTACAGCGTCGACGTTCGAACGGGAACGCAGGATCAGGACTATTTGGCCGGCTTCCCGGCAGTCGAACGTGAGACGGCGGTCGGCGTTCCGCTGACGTCGGACGTGCCGTGGGTGAGGCAGGTACAGAACGTGCAGCTCACTGCGGTGCGAATCCGTTTTGGCGTGCCGGCGCTTCAGCGCTCGGATGCGTCGTCCGGCAATATCACGGGTCACCGCATTGAATATGCGATCGACCTGTCCGTTGACGGCGGATCGTACGCTCAGGTTGTGGCAGGCGCGTTCGATGGAAAAACGACATCGCTCTACGAGCGATCGCATCGGATCGAACTGCCGCGCGCGAAAACCGGGTGGCTTGTGCGCGTGCGGCGGATCACGCCGAATGCGCACAGCTCGACGATCGCGGACAACGTGAACATCGAAGCGATCACCGATGTTATCGATCGGAAGTTGCGTTATCCGATGACTGCGCTCGTTGGCATGACGTTCGATGCGCGATCGTTCTCGCAGGTGCCTGTTCGCTCGTATCACGTACGCGGGCTGATTATCCGCGTGCCGTCGAACTACGATCCGGAAACGCGCACCTATTCGGGAGTGTGGGACGGCACGTTCAAGATGGCGTGGTCGAACAATCCGGCATGGGTGTTCTACGACCTGCTGTTGAACGAGCGATACGGTCTCGGCAAGAACGTTGACGCGTCGATGATTGACAAGTGGGGGCTGTACGAAATTGCGCGTTACTGCGATGTGATGGTGCCGGACGGGAAAGGCGGTCTCGAGCCGCGCTTCGCGTGCAACTGCGTGATCCAGTCGGCGGCCGATGCGTTCAAGGTGTTGCAGGATCTCGCGGGCGTGTTTCGCGGGATTGCCTACTGGGGACCGGGTGCGGTCGTCGCATCGGCGGACATGCCGTCCGATCCAGTCTATGTGTACACCGCGGCGAACGTGATCGGCGGCACCTTCAGGTACGTCGGCAGCGAGCGCAAGACGCGGTATACGGTGGCGCTCATCAGCTACAACGATCCGACGAACCAGTACAAGCAAGCGGTCGAGCCGGTGCAGGACGACGACGGTATTGCGCGCTACGGCGTCGTCAAAACGCAGGTGACAGCGTTCGGCTGCACGTCGCAAGCGCAGGCGCACCGTCTCGGCCGCTGGTTGCTACTCACGTCGCGATACGAAACCGGTACGGTGTCGTTTCAGGTCGGGCTCGACGGTACGCTCGTTGGCCCCGGCCAGGTCATCGCGATCGCTGATCCGCGAAAGGCGGGGCGGCGTATCGGAGGCCGTATTCGATCGGCGGCCGGCGACGTCATTACGTTGGATAAGGCGCCGACGGTGGCGCCGGGCGACCGCTTCACGGCGATCCTCCCGGCGGGCATCGCACAGTCACGTGCGGTCAAGGCAGTTGCTGGCGACACGTTGACCTTGGCGGATCGCTTCGATGCTGATCCGGTGTCCGGCGCAGTGTGGATGCTCGAAAGCAGCGAATTGGGTGCGCAGCTTTACCGCGTCGTCAGCGTGCAGGAGAGCGACGACGACGGGCAGATTGCCTACACGATCAACGCGACGCAGTACGAGCCGGGGAAGTATGCGGCGATCGACGACGGGGCCCAGATCCAGCAGCGACCGATCACGGTCATTCCGCCGTCTGTACAGCCGCCGCCGACGAACGTGCGCCTCTCGACGTATTCCGTGGTCGACCAGGGCATCTCGAAAACGACGATGGTGATCGCCTGGGACGCTGCGGACAAGGCGGTCCGCTATCTCCCGGAGTGGCGGAAAGATAACGGCGAATGGGTGAGCGTCGCGGCGACGGGTGGCCTGCAGGTCGAGGTGCCGGGGATTTACCAGGGAACGTATTTGGCCCGGGTGCGTGCGCAAAACGCGCTCAACGTGACGTCGATTCCAGCGGTCGGCGTCGATACTGCGCTGACCGGGAAGACCAGTCCGCCGCCGGCAGTGACGTCGCTTAAGGCTACCGGCGTGGTGTACGGGATCGACCTGAAATGGACGTTCCCGGGTGACGGCTCGGCCGGCGACACGCAGCGCACCGAGGTTTGGTACAGCCGCACGCCGAGCCGCGACGACGCCATCAAGATGTCGGACTTCGCGTATCCGCAGGCCTCAACGTCGTATCAGGGATTGGCGGTCGGGCAGGTGTTCTATTTCTGGGCGCGGCTCGTCGACACGTCCGGCAACGTTGGTCCGTGGTATCCGGCCAAGGGGCCGGGCGTTCAGGGGCAGCCGAGCACTGATGCGAACGCTTACGAAGAGTATTTTCGCGGGCAAATCACCAAGGATGCGCTTGGGCAGGATCTGCTCGAACCAATCGGTGCAATCACCCCGCCAATGGCCGGCGATGCGACGATCTACGCTGGTGACGAAACGATGTATGCCGGGGTCTGGTCGTTGCAGTCGGCAATTGCCGAAGGCGACAGGGCTGGCGCGAAGAAGCTCGACACGGTCGCCGCGCATCTTCGATCTGCGTCAGGAACGCTGACGGCGGCAGTGCAACACGAGACGCAAGCGCGCGTCGATGCTGAAAGTGCGATGGCGCAGCAGATCACGACCGTACAGGCCAAAGCCGAAGAGGCTGCGGCGGCTGTTCAGACGGTTGCGCAGTCGTATGCGGACTTGAATGGGCGCGTGGCGGCCTCCTACCAGATCAAGACGCAGGTCACGGCTGACGGCCGAACGTATTTGGCTGGCATTGGTGTCGGCGTCGACAACAGCAGCGGGGTTGTCGAATCTCAGGTGCTGGTGTCGGCGAGCCGATTCGCGGTCATCGATCCGAACAACAGCGGGGTGCTCGGCGTGCCGTTCGTGGTGCAGGGCGGGCAGGTGTTTTTGCGCCAGGCACTCATCGGCGCCGGCTGGATCACGAACGCGATGATCGGCAGCTACATCCAGTCGGACAACTACGTCGCCGGCAGGCAGGGGTGGCGGCTCGATAAGAGCGGCTGGTTCGAGATCAACGCAGCGGATGGCAGCGGCAACCGACTGGTGATGGACGGTAGCAGCGTGCGGGTCTATGACGGTAACGGCGTGCTTCGCGTACGCATGGGGATGTGGTGATGGCGGCTGGCCTGCAGATTTTCGACGGCGCCGGCCGTCTCATCCTCGACGCGAAATCGCGAGCAGGACGCGTGGTTGGCATCGTCCATACCGGCGGAGCGGATGGAAGCGTTCCTGCAAACATGTCCGGTGGTGAGCCGTTCTGGGCGTTTATGCCAGAGCGGATTTTTTACCGTGTTTCGGGTGCTGAGCCGTCACCGATCGTATCGATAACCGCTGGCGGAGTCAGCTGGTCCTACAGCCCGAACTATGCCGGATCTAACGCTTATACCCGCGTGCCGGGTTGGATTGTTTTTGGAGTGTACTAGTGACGGCAGGCTTTCAGGCATTTACCGATACAGGCGTTTACCAGATTGATGGATCGACGCCGAACTATCAGTTGGTGCAGGCGATGTCCGCGGATTCGGCTGACCGGGGTTTGCATCTTGCCTATAACGATGTCCATAACGCGTTCGGAATCACGCTCCCGAGTGTGACGTTCACGTTCGCGGCCCAGGCAGGGCCAATGTACGGAGTGCACGCGTCGGGTGGCGTAGGGATCACGCATTGGAGTACCGATCGCAATGGCAATGTCTATTCGCTCACGTTCGTGACTGAGCGGCCGTGTACCGTGCGCCTCTTTCTGTTCGATCAGGTGCCGACGACGGCCGGGAATTTCGGGCTGCAGGTGTTTAATGAGCGCGGGACACTCATTGCAGATTCATCGAGGCCGTTTCTGCGGGTGCTCGATGTCATCTCCGAAAGGTACAACGGCGATGTCGGGTGGGTGGTTGGGGGCACGCCGAATCCTCCGTGGCATTCGAATTCGTACGGTGTGCCGGTTCTCATTTCGGGCATTTACTCGGTGCATTCGGCGTGGAGCTATAACGACCCGCCGATAGTTGAGCTCACATCAATTCGAGTCGATGGGGGGAATGTGTCATGGGGGACGGCACTATACGGCGGGGGAAGGAAACCGAACTTCGTCGGATTCAGGGAGCAGTACCACTCCCGATTCATGGTGCTGGACGGAACGGGACTTGTGTAGTGAGCCACCTTCGGGTGGCTTTTCTTTTTACGGTGCAGGGAATCTGGGAGCAGGAATGCAAGAACACGAAAAAACGATTTTGGAGCTGGTCATCATGGGTGGACTGATTGGTGTCGCAAAGGTCCTGGTCGGCAGCGAGCAACTGACGTTTCGACTCGTTGCTGGCCGCGCAATGTTGGGTTCGGCAACTTCAATGGTCGCCGGCATTGCGCTGCTGCAGATCCCGGATCTGCCGCCGATGGCGCTGCTCGGCATCGGAAGTGCGCTTGGCATCGTCGGATCGCAGTACGTCGAAGTGCTGCTGCGCCGAAACGCGAAGAAACTGTTTGGGGAGAAGTGATTATGGGTAACTACGACGCAGCGATCCTGAAGGCTGAACTGACTCGCGACGAGGGCCGGCGCAAACGGATCTATACCGACACGGTCGACAAGGTGTCGGGCGGTATCGGCCGCAACCTGACGGACAAGGGCTTTCGCGACAACGAGATCGATCTGATGTACGAGAACGACGTCGCGGAAACCGAAGCGTGGCTCGATCACAATTTGCCGTGGTGGTCAGCGCTCGATCCCGTTCGTCAGCGCGTAATGATGAACATGGCGTTCAACATGCAGGCGAAGCTGCTCGGGTTTCGCAATTTCCTTGCGGCCGCGCAACGTCGCGACTGGAACACGGCGGCCACTGAAATGCTGGACAGCCTTTGGGCTCGGCAGGTCGGCGCGCGCGCAACGCGCCTTGCCGCGATGATGCGGAGCGGTACATGACTTGGATCGATCCGCGTATCTGGCTCGCCGTCATCATTGCGGCCGTCGCCGGCCTGGCTGGGGGTTACTTCAAGGGGCACGCCGACGGCGTGCTAGTCACAACGGTCGACGCTCAAAAAGACCAGATCAAGGCCGTGAGCGACGCACGCGCCGAGGAACAACGCCGCACCGCGGCGCAACAGGAGAACGCTGAACATGCTGCGAAAGACCGTGATCAGGCGCGCGCTGATGCTGCCGCCGCTGCTTTTGCTGCTGACGGCCTGCGCAAGCAAGTCGCCGCGCTCGTCGCCGGCGCCCGCCATCCCGCCGCTACGACCGGAGGCGCGCCAGCCGGCGACGCCCTCGATCTGCTCGCCGACGTGCTCGGCCGCGTTGACGCGCGAGCGGGTGAGCTGGCAAGAATCGCTGACGAGCGCGGCATCGCCGGCCAGCAATGTCAAAGAGACTACGAGGCACTGACGGCAGAATCTACCGTGACAAGAAATTAATTTGTAAAATTCGCGATCACGAAGTGAAAGATATCAACTAGCGCCTGAGACAGAAAATGAAAAAAATCCTTGCAGCACTGACATTCCCGCTTTGCATCTCTCTTTCCGCATGCGGTGGCGACGACGGGGGCGCGCCGGCCGCGCCCAGTAAGTTTGCCGTGAAGCTGACATTTTCCGGAGTGCCGCTTGTGACGCAGCAGAAGACGTCACGTATGGCGCAGATGGACGGCGCGTCTCAAGCGCCGTCTGACGGGCAGGCGACGGTGGATGCCCTTCAGAAGAAATTCACGGCTGCCGGCACCGGGATCACCGTTTATCCGGGTGTGGTCGACGGTACGACGCTGCATCAGATCGTCATGTCGGTCAATAACGGCATTGGTCCGACGGAGGACGAGATGCGGAAAGCACAGGTCCCGGCCGTCATGTCGGAGTGGGTCGTCGTCAATTTCCAGCTGGACGATATGCGAACCGGGCGTAACGCCCCTGCTCAGGTCGCGGCGCTGGAACAGTTCAGGAAGGATCTGCTTGTCTTTCAGAATCGGCTGTACCTTGAGGGGAAAAGCCTCTATAAGGTCATCCCGATTCGGACGTGCGAGCTGCCCGCCGGAGAAACGGCGGCTGACGGCCTGATCGATACCCTGAACAGTGTCCCCGGAAACGGCTTCCTGATGGGCTTGTGGGACGCCCCAAGCAAGGAGCATATGGGTGCCGACTGCCGTACGCCTGACCAGGCCACACTCGATGCCCATTTGGACGCCGTTGTCACTCCGATCGTCGCGAGCTATAAGGCGGTCAATGACTACGTGAACGATTGCCGGGCGCATCCGGAGAATCATCCGGAGGGTTGCAAGGGGGTGTAGTCGCGGAGCAAGCGAGCTCCTTCGGAGAGACGAGTCGACCTACGCGATAGTGCGGCGCATCTACTAGACCTCCATCGTCACGAGGGAGGTCAAATGGACGCACCCCAGATGGACTGGAAGAATGCCCGATGGTGGGCAATGGATGCGTCGTAGGCGATGGACCATTTCGCATCGAAGCACCAATGAAACATTTTCAGCACTGTGCATCTCTGTCTACATGACTGATCGGATACGTGATTTCTCAATAAATACATGTAGTTGAAACCGAAATCACACCCAGGCGTCCGCAACGCTTGGTACACACTAAGCCACGCATGTGGCCTTGATTCGACTCCAATGTATCAATCGTGACACGTTTTCGGGTGCTAGCGAGAGCAGCAGTATCCCTTCCTGCAGCATTTGCGAGTACGTCGATTGTAGGAATGAGGTTGGTCCGATTCTCGCGTAGTTCAGTGCCTCGCCTATGGATCCATGGGGCGATACGCACATCACACGCCGCAACGGCCTCTCTGCGTGCGTTATCGTTTCAGTCACGACATACGCATCAATTCGTGTCCGAAGGGCGATTTCATGAACACGTCTTTAGGGAGTAAGTCATGCCCACGATGTCCGTATTTTCGTTCGAGCGTCAAGCAATGCAGATGGCCGGCCCATTTCGTCAAATGCATACTGAGGTTGACGGCTACTTCACGTGGGAGGCAATGTGGAGCGTCCCCGAGGCCCACGCAATTGTTGCATACATCCGCCCAGATAGTGAAATCGCGATGAATCTAAGTGCAGTTATGAACGATCCTGCGGTAGTGGCCTACGTCGATAATCAGCTTGCTTCCGCGCCAGCAAATCCGCAAGTCCGGCCTCCCGTTAGAAGGGGCGCAATTAGAACTTCGTATAAAACATGGGGTGAGGCGATTGCTGCGCCTGAGACACATGTAACAGACCAGAACGATCATGACTCGTCGGAACTCATCAATACGATTAATATTGATTTCCATTGCAACACAGACTGGTATATGAGCGCTTTGGACGGGACAATAACTATCTATGTCTATTTCTATCTAGACGAACAAGGCAAAGTGCACAGCCGTATTGAAGGATGGTCGGACCCAGTTTGGGATGAGCAACCGTGGCGGCCTGATTTTGGGGCGGCGGGAGCGGTGAGTAAAGCAATAGCTACGGATTTGGCGCAGGATCAACCGATCCTACAGAGTTTTCTTGACAACGCGCTCTCAACCTTTGCGGGCGATGGGTCTTATAGCAATCTGTACACACTCCCTGGCACTGGTGCCACTGTTGGTGTCACGCTAAATGACGATGCAGATATGAACGTTGCCCTATGCCTAGTCCCGATGTCCTGATCGGAAAAGTTGATTCCATCTGGCGCACGTGAAGTACCCGGACGGCACCGACCAGCACACGATGTCGATGATCACCGTGAACGGCGATGTGCATCCGGTCTTCTCCCGGATGCACAAACCGAACGACGAGAAGCGGGCCGTCGTAATCTTGCATCCCGACGACTGGGCGGAATGGCAATTCGAAACTGGCTAAAGTTAAAAATTTTGGAGGCCGCAAATGATTACTGAGATAGGAGTCTTGGTTTCAATCGTGAAAGGTCTAACGGACATAGCGAAAAGTGGGTCCGACTTATTCAATGAGCGAAAGAAGAAAAATATTGATGCTGTAATGGAATTGAAGGCGCGTGTCGCTGGACTCGCGGCTCAGCTAAATGAAACGGCAACCCTGATCACGTATGTTCCAACCTGGGTGCGACAGTGTGATCAAATTCTCTACCCGCGCGTGGACTCTTCCGCTGTTGATAAAATTCAGAGGCAAATGGAGCAGTTGACCATGCTAATTAGCGAATCGCGCTTCGATTATTTTAGTGGTGCCATCTTCAAAACGAAGTATGATTTTCTGCCGGGAGTGTCAGAGGCAATGGACAAATTTCGAAATTTGCTGGACGACGTTCAGGAAAGTCAGAGTAAAGTTCGGTGGGACGTTGAGTTGCCAGCGCTCCAAAAGGACTGGTCCATCGTAGAAATTCGCCTTCATGATCTCCGAAATGAGGCAGATAAGATTAGAATTTGCGCCAACGAACTACACGGGCGTTTGATCGAGGAGCTTAGACAAGCTAGTATAGTGTAGCTCGGATAACGTCTCTCAAATGAGCGGTTCCCGAATGTGTGTACGGCGGCTCCGGGTGGCCGTTCACGAAAATCATGAGCGTAGGTTGCGGCATATGGTTTGAGCTATGGGGTTGCAAAGCTAGTCGCGTCTATTACTTCGAGGATAGTAGATGTGCTTCGACGTGGGCTGCACTGCACCGCGCAGATGAGATAGCGGTCGACCCAGATCCAAAGAGTATCGGCCGATAGAGCAAAAGCGGTGTGGATTTTTCTGCCTTCGCATGTTCCTTCACTGTACGCATCTACAGCATTGACAGAAGCCCTAACCCGTATGAAACCACGGGTCTCAAGCCTGTCAACTGAATTTACGTACAGTGGTTTCGGACTTCAAACCCGGTCGAGGCGTCAGCGGCTCTCTGATCGGGATGGCTGCGAGACCGGCCACCACGACGAATGGCTGCACACGAAGAACGTCGATGCCGCGCGCGCGATGCTGCAGCTCTTTCCGGCCGACGAAATGGCGGCTGAGCCCGCGCCGAAGTGAGAGCATTGGTTCTTGATCGCGACGTCCGGATCCAGTATCAGCAACGCTCACGCAAGAAAGTCGAGGCGCCTGTTGCAGGACCTGGATCCAATCAAATAGACTGACGTAAGGTTGTGGCAACCCAACCAAAACAAGTCAGCCAAAGAAATCGCGAGAAGATTACAAGATATGAAAGTCGCAGACCACAAGGGGAGGCGTATTGCGGTGTTGACGCGGGACGAACATTGTCCACCGCATGTGCACGTTGATGGTGGGACATGGTCGGCCCGGTTCGAGTTTGCTTTCTGGCACAATGGTGTGCACTTCTTGGACATCCAGCCGGCGAACACGACGCTCAGCACCGCCGAGCTGAAGGCGATCATCGCAACAATCCGCGCAAACTTGCCTAAGGCGAGAAAAATCTGGTGGCAGGTGGTCAAAGATGTTTGCCTGATTAACAAATATTGGGACCACAACAGTACCAGCGTCGTGAGCTCTGCATCAGGGAAGAAAGGACTGGTCAGAATCGCAGATGGAACATACGATCACATACAGAGTCAGACAATTTTGGAGTTCGCTGACTCCACAAAATTGGGGTTACAGCTATGAAGATTGTCAAAGCACTGGATTCTGCGCCACCGGTCGAGCGCCTTGACGAGCTGAAAGGCGTGCAATCGCAGATAGACGAGGTGGTTGTCTTGCCGAGGCAGACGCACCTCATTTATAAGGCAACAAAGTTCACACACGTCAGGGTCCAAGCCGAGCGTGTTGCGCCCGTGGCGGAGAGCGTTCGGTACTTCCCTGAAGGTCGAATTCTTGCAATATATCTCCGCGGTGGTAAGTTTCCCGTAAACATTCACGTTGATGATGTTGCTGAACTGACTGATTTGCCTGATGAGTTGCTTGCCCATATAAGGGTCGCGTTCGCGGGAACTGTATTGACGCTCGAGGACCATGATCTCGACATTTCGGTCGAGGGCTTGCTCCGAAGCATTGGCGGTTCGGGCGGCGTGGGACCCGGCGGGCATTCGTTCCTAGGAAAAGGGAGCTTCCGTTTCCGGTAATCCACATTGGTGCATTGGTAGCCCACGAAGAGCCCCGATACGTCGGGGCTTTTTTGACGACTGCCTACGAGCGATGACGGGCCCGGTGCGCAGCACCGAGGGCGTCGAGTTCGCCGAAGCTGGGGAGGAATTCGGGGAGGAATAGGGGGAGCCCGAGGGCATGAATTGTGCCCCGCCCCCTTAAAAATCAAATATTTAGACCCCGGCAAACCCCTGCAACCCCCGTTGAGGCGGGTTCGAACCCCGCCGGGCCCACCACAGCTTTCCCTTTCAGATCAACGGCTTATTTGTGCCGTTTGACCCGTCCTGGAATAGGTTGACACTTTTTCGAGAGATTGGAGGAGTGCCAAGTGGAACAAGGGATCAAGCGGACGCAGCGGGACTACAGTCTGGCCTTTAAGCTGTCGGTGGTGGAGCAGGTCGAAAAAGGCGAGCTGACGTACAAGGAGGCACAGCGGCGCTACGGCATCTAG